CAACAGTAGTTGTGAAGAGTGATGGTGTTCGTCTGATACTTGACAATATGTATGTAGATGTGGTAGAATACAATCATGAACTACACAATCATTAAATCAACACAACATCTTCAATCAGTTATTCCACACTTTGTACAGTGCCCTGTATTGTACATCGATACGGAGACCACCCACCTTGACCCCCATCAAGCTAGAATTCTCATGATTCAGCTTTATGATGGGGTTAGTGCCTATGTTATTGACTGCACTGGTACGGTAGATTTAAGTCTGCTTAACCCAGTGTGGTCTAATAATAGCCTTAAAGTATTTCACAACGCTTCCTACGACTTGAAGATTATTTACAAGCTGTCCAATATTCTATGTCGTAATATCTACGACACGATGATTACTGAACAGATGTTGACCGCTGGTATGCCTCGCATGATGAACTCGCTTCAAGCAGTCGCAGAGCGTAGGCTTAAGATTAAACTTGACAAAACTATCCGCTCTACATTTACTGAGGGTGAGATTAGTGAGCTTAGTCAGGAACAAATCGACTACGCTGTTCGTGACGTTCTTGTACTTCCTATGATTCAGGCTCTTCAGGTTGTAGAGATTGAACAACACGAACTACAGAAAGTACACAAACTTGAGATGGACTTATGTCCAGTGGTAGCTATGATTGAGTTTACCGGTATGCCGTTTGATGACAATCATTTACTACAGCTAGACCCACAGTTCGAGAGAATCTTGTTAGAGTCTGAGCGTATGTTGCAGGACATGTTTATTAGTGCCGGAGTATGTAATCAGATTGTTTTTTCACGGGACGGTTACAGTGCATTTAATCCATCGTCTAGTAAGCAGATGGTAGAGATGTTCAACAAAGTAGGTATTGACGTACCAAGCCTCAATGCACGAATCGTTATGCAGTGGGACTTCAAGAACCGCAAAAAGGCAAAGAACTTCGAGGTTGATTTCTCTGAGTTCAGTGATGAGGAAGACATTAGTGATGCTATGGATAAGTTTGGTAGCTTTGAGAACAAGTACATTCAAGCGTACTCTTTCTATACAGCTACTAAGAAGATTTATAGCACGTACATCAAGTCTTTACCGACTATGAGAAACCCAGTTACTGGTCGTATTCACTGCTCATTTAAGCAGTACGGTGCAGCTACGGGTAGATTCTCTAGCTCTGCACCTAACCTACAGAATATTCCGTCAGACCAGAAGATGCGTAATCTAGGTATTGACTCGAGTATTCGCCACGCTTTCAAAGTAGCTGATGGACGTAGGTTAATCATCGCAGACTATTCTACCATTGAGCTTGTTATCATTGCAGATGCATCCGGTGACGAGGGTCTTATCAATAACCTAGAGGACTTGCATACGTATGTGGCTCGTGAAGTTCTTGGGGTTAAGGGAATCACCAACAAGAACAAAAAAGAACACCCGTACAAAATCTGGCGTGACGTGGCTAAGATGGTTAACTATTCTATTGCCTATAATGTAGGTGGTGATAGCTTGGGTAAGCAGATGTCTATTGCTCTTTCGCCCTTAGGTGAGAAGATTTCAGCCGAGCGTGCTGACCAAATTATCGAAGACTGGAAGAGTCGATTCCCTCAAGCGGCGCAGTGGCTACGTAAGAGTGCCCGGTCTGTAGTCTTGTACGGTAATGTAAAAGACGGGTATGGTCGTATGCGATTCTGGGATAGAAGCGAGTTTGGTAACAAATGGAAAGTGGCCGCTGCTGAGCGAGAGGCTATGAACTTCCCAATTCAAGCTCTGTCAGCTTCTATGGTTAAGCTAGCTTTGGTGTACGCCTTCAATAGACTCGACAATAAAAAGGCACGCATTGTATCTACAGTGCACGATGAAATTATTGTAGAGTCAAGTGCTATGTATGCTGATACAGCGTCTAAGATTCTTAAGGAGGCTATGGAAGAAGCTGCTAGAGAAGTACTACCTAACTTAGGTAATACGGTTATAGTAGAACCTGCCATCTCAAATAAATATGACAAGTAGAGAGGAGGATAAACTGTATGAAATCGTGGTTACAGGAGGTCAAGATGGACGTAGTTTTTGGTGTTGTGTTGTTCTTCATTGCAGTACCGCTGATAGTGTGGTACTTCACGAGAGGGTTACTGGAAGAACTAGACTAGAGGCTCAGTTAAAGGCTATAAATGTTATTAAAGCAACTTTAGGAGGTGACGATTGGCTAGACAGATTACGTTCGATGGAATGATGTTAGGGGACACTACTAAGGAGCACACTTACTTTCGGTCAAGTTTACCGTCTGTTAACGTAGCTCTAGGTGATTTAAGGGGAATTCAGGGCGGTAGTATTGTGCAGTTGTTAGCTGAACCGGGGCACGGAAAAACCACCCTCGCACTAGACTTTATTGCACAAGCTCAAAAGTCTGGCAACCTAAAGACAGTAGACATTAAGTTGGGTAAGTCTACAGTAACAGTTAACGCTGTGTTTGTAGATTTAGAGCGTACCTTTGACCCAGAGTACGCTAAGAAGATTGGAGTAGACACAAGTAAATTAGCAGTATACAAACCTGACTTCGCAGAGAAAGCTTTACCTGCTCTAGAGCAGTTACTCTCTGAGGGACTTCAGTTGGTAGTGTTCGATAGTGTACCGGCTATGATTACGAAAGACGAGTTCGAGAAAGACGTTGATGAGCCGGCCAGAATGGCCGGATCTGCTAACATCTTATCACGTTGGTTAATCCGTTTGCTTGGTTTGGTAGATAACTCAGACGCTTTGTTTATCTTCATCAATCAGTATAGAGCTAACCTCTCACCTATGGCTAGGTCAGAGAAGAAGCCATTCGGTCCCAGAGCTTTACGATATTTCTCTAAGATTATCTTGGAGCTAGTAAAAATCAAGACAGAAGAAACACGCTCTACTATTCAGCTGACTGTGTCTAAGAATAAGCAAGCGGCAGAGGGTATGAAAGTTGAGTACACTATGATTAAGGGTCAAGGAGTATCTGCTAACCACGACATCATGGACTTAGCTATAGAGCAAGGAATTGTACGTAAGAGCGGTTCATGGTATGAGTACAATGGTACTAAAGCACAGGGTTCAGATACTGCAATCGAGCTGTTCCCAATGGACGAGATTCGTCTGTTGGTAGAAAGGGAATTAATTAATGAGTTTACTACCAAGAAGTAAGATTCACGAGTGGATTGATAACGTGCCTGACTACTATGATATGACTAAGGCATACGAAAGACTCGGAGAACTAAGGGCGCAAACTATTCGACTTAAACGGGAGATAGAAAGAGTTGAAGAACAAGTGTCCATCGAAGAGGAACGACCACGGTCGAACGAGGCCCGGAGTCGGCGTTTACAAGCAACGTCAGTACTCAAGGACTCATTGGCAGATATTGAAGCGAAAACAGCAGTACAGGAAACGTTAGTTAAGTCTCTGGAGTACCGCAAATCTATGTTCTCATCAGCAGCTTACACTGCTAAGTTACGATTGGAGGTAACAGAAAGTGACTACGACGCTACCTGAGTTTAGTGCATCTAGGATTAATACCTACAAGACTTGTCCTAGACTGTATAAATTTAAATACATTGATAAACAGGAGGAGCCCAAGCACATTCTTACGGTGCTTGGGAGTGCCCTCCATAAATCCATCGAAGAGTTCTACGCTAATGCTACACCACCTAAGTTAACTTTCAATAAGGAATTTTACAACGGTGTATCTTACGCTGAGTCTTCAGTTGGTACTGTCGGTAAAGATAGTCCGACACAGGTTGCTTTGTTAGGTCAAGCTATTCTAGACTCCTTAGACTGGTCGCTAAAACCGACTGAGCTTGAGATGGCTTTTAGTCTACCTTTTCCTAACAAAGAATCGCCGGTTTGCACCTTAAGAGGGGTAATCGATATGATTATTAGTGGTGGTGTAATCATTGACCATAAGTCAACTAAGGTTAAACCGTCTCTCAAGAAACTATCTGAGAATTACCAGTTTACTCTGTATGCTTGGGCTTACAGAGAGTTGTATGGAGTTCTACCTGATAAGGTTTACTGGCATCATTTAAGAACTCATGAGTTTTTAGAGGCGGACGTTCTTAGCGACTTAGACAAACGAATTGAGATTATCGCCGATGATATTAGACAAATTATAGCAGACACTGAGTATACAAAAATCCCTAAGAGTGGATTCTGTGAAAAAGTATGTCATTTCTATAGCGTTTGCTGGGGAGAAGAAAGTGTCCAAGACGATAGTTAGGGAAAAATTTAGAGATTTCTACAAGGGTAAATTATCTTTTGAAGAAGTTGTGGAGATTCAGGCAGCATACCAATCGGTGTATGGTTTACTCGTAGAACGTAGCGCACTAGCCCCTTTTTATCTAGTGCGTTACTCTATAGGATATTCACCAGAGGAGATTGCAGAGATGGTAGGTGCAATGACTCAGGAAGTACAAGATACTTTGCTGTATACCTTTGCTGTACTCGGTGAAGTACTGCAACTAGACGACGCAATGATTATTCGCAGAGTAGATAAGCCTCTGAGAATTGCCGCACAAGACGTACTTACAAAAATCTACGAAAACTTTGTGGAGATAGAATGATTACAACTGAAATTGTACAAGAAGCACTACGAATGAAAGCTGAGAAATCTAGAATTACTTTCCGGCAAATTGCCGAAATACTTCTAGGTGATCCGGACTATGCCGGTGCTTTGCGAAAGTACATCGCCGAACTACAGAGAGACTCTGAAGTTTCTGTGATGAAATTAGAACGACGTAAGATTCTACCGAGACCGGAAGACCCTTACATCGGAGACCCTACTGAGCTTCCAGAACAATATATTATGAATCTCCCACCTGCTCCTACAGTTAACGCTAAAGACGTTATCATTATGGGTGACTTACATTGTCCTCATGTAGACAGAGCGTTGGTAGAAGCAGTGATGGAAGATAGTCACCGTAACAATATTGATACGCTTATTTTAGCAGGTGATTTGATTGACGGTCAGTTCACAGGGAGGCACAAAAACCCCCCGGAATATACCGCACCAGCGACGGATGAGTTAAACTACATGCGTCATTATTTACGATACTTTGATACAATGTTTAATGATGTGTATGTACTACCGGGCAACCATGATGGATGGGTTCTTGATTACTTCGAGATGCAGATGAAGCAGTTGATTGATGAGATGCTGGGTACTCATGGTATTACTGTATCGCAGTATGGTTATGTTTACCTTAACAACAATGCTATCGTGGGTCATCTGGAAGAGTGGAATCAGGTTCCGGGCTTCTTGGCTTGGAAAATTGCACAGCAGTATAATAGACACGCAATCGTAAATCATGACCACATCCGTGGTATTTATACCGAGAACGATAGCAGTCACTATGGTATCTCTGTTGGTGCGGCTCTTGTCCCTGAGAATATTTATTACAAGAAAGCATCTTTCAATTCCTATCCAGCAATCCAGTGTGGGTATGCGGTAGTAAGTAACTACAACACACTCCGCCTAATGTCTTGGGACGGTAAGACAGCTGCTGTAGATAAAGTCATTCACTTAAGTGATTTGACAAATGTCTAAAACATGATATAATAAGTCATGTAATCAAATTTAGGAGGTACTATTGAGTTTACTTTTATTTGTTTTGTTAGAGATTAGTTTTAAAGTCTGTGACTTTGGGTATTGTAAGTTGGTTCCTGTTACGCCAGAAGTTATTGCGATTAGTTCGTGTGAATCTGGGGACGGTCTTAATTGGGGTACAATCTCGTGGGATGCGGTTAGTCATACCAATGACACTGGGGCATTTCAATTCAATGACAAGACGTGGGCTTGGTTGACTGGTACTGAGGGACATGCTAAAGATGCACCCGGTTCTAAGCAACTTGACATGTTCTACAAATTGTGGGACAATGGTTACGGGTGGAAACACTGGTCTTCTAGCAAGGCGTGTTGGGGTAAATGGGCAACGTTTGACAATAACCGAGCAATCATTACCTCACCTCTTGACAAGTAGTAGACAACGTGGTATACTTACTTATAGGTTGGTTTCAGCATACTAATTAAACTATATTGCACATAGCCAAACGCCAACCTGATTTTTTGATTGACTGACTTCCGCAACTACATTTAAACTGGGACGTTTAAACGTCAGTCAGGTCAAGGTACTAATTGATTGGTTGACTTCAGCAACTCTTAAGAATAGCTAATTCAACAATATGTCAACCAGAGAAAGGATTTAGTATGACTAGTTTTATTGAATCGTTGAAGAGTCTTCGCATCCAGACCACTAACGGTATGGACACTCTTCAGACCAGTGGTCAGCCACTGATGGACTTGTTCTACAAGGGCGGAGCTATGCGGGGTAAAGACATCATTCCGATGTTCTCTCTTGCCTACAACACCGACCCAGAGCTTGCTATGCGAATTGCCCTGTGGTTACGTGATGCTCGTAAGGGTGCAGGTGAGCGTGAGTTGTTCCGAAGCATCATTCGTTACCTTGAAGTTGTTCGGCCACCTAGTGCTTTTGACTTGCTCAGTCGAGTTCCGGAACTTGGTCGTTGGGATGACTTGCTTTGTGTAAAGACTCCCGGTGCTAAGCGATTTGTTTTTAACATGATTGCTGATGCGCTTCAAGCTAAGAATGGTCTCTGTGCTAAGTGGATGCCCCGAAAGGGTTACATCGCTAAGCAGCTCGCAATTCACTTGGGACTCACACCTAAGAACTACCGCAAGCTTATTGTAGGTTTGACTCAGGTTGTTGAGACTCAAATGTGTAACAAGGAGTGGAACGAGATTAACTTTAATCATGTCCCATCTCTGGCTCATTCTCGGTATCGTAAAGCTTTCGCTCGCAACTCTACTAAGTACGCTGAGTACACCAGTAAGTTGTCTACAGGGGAGGCTAAGATTAACGCCGGGGCTGTTTACCCACACGATGTTATCAAGGGAGTTGTTGTTACCGGCTCGTTCACTCGGTTATCTACCTCAGAAGTTCAGGCTATCAATGCACAATGGGACGCTATGCCAAACTACGTAGGGAACGCTAAAGTTATTCCGATGGTTGATGTTAGCGGTTCTATGTTTACTAATAGTAGCCCACCGGCTATTGACATCGCACTCGCCCTCGGTCTGTACATGTCTGGTAAGAACACAGGAAAGTTTAAGGACTTGATTCTTACTTTCTCGTCAAACCCTAAGTTTGAGGTTCTTAAGGGTAGTGTAGTAGATAAGTTACATCAACTGGCTAGAGTTGAGTGGGGGATGAGTACCGACATCGAAGCTGCGCTCGAGGCTATTTTAAACGTAGGTAAGCAGTCAAACTTACCACAGTCAGAGATGCCTGATACTTTGTTGATTCTCTCTGATATGCAGTTTAATCAAGCAGTACATGAGGACTACACAGATGCTACGGCGTTTGAACTTACCAAGAAGCTGTACGCTGATGCTGGGTATGAGATGCCTTTGATTGTGTTTTGGAATATTAATGATAGCGGTGGAGTTCCTGTGTCGGCTCATGAGAATGGGGTAGCTTTGGTAAGTGGTTACTCACCGGCAATCATGGAGTCTGTTCTTACAATGGACAAGGGCTCATTTACACCGTTCAATATTATGCTCCGCACAATCATGCAAGACCGATACGAGATTCCGGGTGTGTTATGGTAAACAAGCCGAGAAAGCCTAAGACCAAGAAAGAAGAGCGGGTAATCCACGAGGTTTCACCTACAAAGAATACCCGCTTGACTGTGGTAGTGGAAGACAGTAAGCTTTGCAATGTATACCACTATTATGTACGCATGGTTAGTGGGGAGCTTAAATACTCCTCACGGCTTGCTCCAGATTTTTGGTTTGACTACAGTACTGATGACCATGCTACAGCAATTCTCAAGACTATAGCTAAACAACATAAACATGTTTGGGACATGCGAGAGGAAGCTTTTTTCAGTAAACCCAGACGAGGTAAAAAACCTAAGGGCCAGTAGCTCAAAGGTTAGAGCACCTCGCTCATAACGAGTTGGTTATAGGTTCGACCCCTATCTGGCCCACCACTTGGATGCTTGCAGCAACCCTATATTTAATTCAAGCGTAATTAACAAAAGGCATCCAGACTAAAACTACAGTGCCGACGTAGCTCAGTGGATTAGAGCAACGGTCTTCTAAACCGTTGGTCGGGGGTTCGAGTCCCTCCGTCGGTACCATTCTAAAGAGGTGAGTTATGATTTTAAATTGTCTATGTAAGCAGTGCAAATTGTCCGGCGGACGCAACTCAATCTACAAGTCACATAACAAATCAGTACGACGTACAGTGAACCAAAAAGTTAATTACTACGTAACACACAAGATACTCGACTTTGACATACCTGTCAGGTTTAAGGGTATCTTTGCATCATAATGGAGGACATATGAAATCAATCGACATCAGTAAGCCCGGCGGTAATTACACTGCCACAAGAACAGAGGTTGAGCCGGACAAGACTGGAGCACTCTACAGTACTAGTATGGGTAAACCATCACCAAGTATTGACTTCGGCATCAATGTATGGAAGACACCTAGAAATCAACCGCCACAGTTAATTGTATCGTTCCCAGGTTGTCACGGATCTCTTCATGTAATTAACGGTGTTCTTTACTTAGCTGTTAACTACCCTAATAAGAAACAAGCCCTAATAGAAATCGAGGGGTATATTCCACCTGATAGTAAAGTTAGTGGAACTACAGTAAACATCAACGATAAGCAAGTAGCAGAACTAAAGCAGATGATTAACAATCTTGCAGCTTCTGTGAATCAACTAGCCCCTAGAGTTAGTGCTGTAGAAGCAGTAAACTCACGGCAAGCCAAAGAAATCGAAGACCTTAAGAAGAATAACAGTGGTGGGTCACAAATTTCTGAGCAAAAAATTGCAGATATTGTGTGGTCAAAGTTGTGGGACTCTTTCTACCTTATTCGTATGGGTATGAACGCCGGTTGGTCTAACGACCCCAACATTCAAGGATGGATTAACGACCTTACATCATTCATTAAGAAAGTGAAGTAGAATGAAAGCAAAGCTAGAAGCCATTACTCAGCCGGTAAATCCTGAGTTAAATGTAGAACAATTCTTGGCGTATGTAGCTAGAGTAAGTAACCCAAGTAATCAGAATAATCATCTGACTGCTCCCAAGTTGCTTAAGTACTTAGTTAAGCATAAACACTGGAGCCCTTTTGAGATGGTCAACTTGGTTATTGAATTGGAAGTGCCCCGTGATATTGGCAGACAAATTTTAAGACATCGCAGCTTTTCATTCCAAGAATTTTCTCAAAGGTATGCAGACCCTAGCAAGTCTATGGGTTTCATAAAAAGAGAAGCACGCCTACAGGACACTCAGAATCGTCAGAACAGTATTGAGCTTGACCCAGAGAATCAAGAACATATGTTTATTAGTCAGACGTGGATTGAGCTTCAGGACAAGCTGTCTAATCAAGCTGAGATGGCCTACAAGTGGGCTATTGAGCATGGTATAGCAAAAGAACAAGCCCGGGTTATTTTACCAGAGGGTCTTACAATGTCTAGAATGTATATGAATGGTACTCTTCGTTCTTGGATGCACTACTGCTTGACTAGAATGAAACCAGACACACAAAAGGAACATAGAGAGGTAGCAGAAGCATGTTGGAAGATAATACTTCAGGAGTTCCCCTCGCTGAACAACATCGTAATAGAGAACGAATGATTCACTTCATACCGTATGTAAATAACTTCTCTTTACTGGTTAAGGCTTATGAGTCTTGTAGGGATTACGACGGTCCTGTAATCATTATAGATAATCGGGACTTACATTCTACTGAAACGAGTCCTAAAGAATTGGGCTTAGAAAAACACCATCAAATATTCGTTTCTCCAGCACCGCTCTCTACATCACAGACCATGAATTGGATGTGGAGAGTAGCCGCAAAGTATCATCCTACCGGATTCTTTACTTGGCAACACTCAGACGCTAGCTTTGATATTTCTAGTCTACTTAAACTGCACGATATAGCACACAGTCTAGACATTAATTGGGGCGTTATTCACACCCACTACGACACTCTCTGTGCGTACAGAGTTCAAGCTATATCTGATATAGGTGGTTGGGACTATCTTAGATTTCAATGGTACTTTCTGGACAATGATTTGCATATTAGACTGCACAAAGCTGGATTTAGATTTATTCAGGCTAATGTAGGGCATATTACACACGTCGCATCTTCTACTATTAAAACCAGTAGCGAGAGAAACACTATTAATAATGTTATGTTCCCAGCTAGCGAGATTCTATTCCACAATAAGCATCCGGATCATGCACAGTATACCTATGAAAAATTAAATTATTTGGAGTTATGATGCAACATTTTTGGCAGAACATTCCCGGGTGGGTTGGTGACAATCCGACCTACCGAAAAGCCCTTGACAGGGCAGTAAGCGGTGAGCACTTTGTAGAAATTGGAGTATATCACGGACGCTCAGCTGCTTTTATGGCAGTTGAAATTGCTAACCGTGGTATCGACATTAAGTTTGATGCTATTGACCACTTTAAGGGGTCAGCAGAGCATGGTGATTTATCAGCAACGTTATACGATGCTTGTATGAAGAACCTAGAACCTGTAAAGGATTATGTAAACGTTGTAAAAATGGACAGCCCTACAGCTGTAAAGAATTACAAAGATAACTCTTTGGATTTTGTATTTGTAGACGCTTCTCATGATTATGACTCAGTAATTGCTGACCTTAAGGCATGGTACAAGAAAGTTAAGCCGGGTGGTATCTTCGCAGGTGATGATTATCAACCTAGCTGGCCCGGGGTTATCAAAGCAGTCAATGAGTTCTCAAAAGAAATCGGCGTAGAGTTTTACATCGTGCCAGATACATGTCACTGGTTGATGCACAAACCTAAGTAGTTGACAAAAGCCTCAACACCTGTTAGAATACTTATGAAAGGAGTAAGACATGCAAACATTCTTACCATATGCAGATTTTCGTAAGTCATTCGAGGTTCTAGACTATCGTCGTCTAGGCAAACAGCGTGTTGAGGCTATGCAATTAATCAAGGCAATCGAGCAAGTACCCACGTTAGACGGTAAGCCATATCGTGGTTGGGTAAATCACCCAGCTACAAAGATGTGGCGTAAATATCCCGACGCTCTTAAACTATACTGCAATCTTTGTATTGATGAGTGGATTAAACGTGGTTACAAGAACACTATGAGTAAGTATGAGTTACCAAATACGATACAGATGCCACACTGGTTAGGTGCTGAGTCTTTCCACGTATCACATCGGGCTAACTTATATCATAAATCCCCGGCGGATTATCCACAATTTGAAATGGAGTTTATACCATATGAATGGCCCGAATAAACTAGCTACAGTAAACACTGACTCGTATAAAGTTGACGGCGTATTATACGAGATGGAATACTGGCAGGTAAATCCATATGTGTGGGAGTGTAGAGTAAAAGACACTGAGTATGATACGTTGTACATATTCAGGACAACTGTACACGATGTCATTAACAGCGAGCAAGCTAGGTATAGGTGTTGGATAGGTTTCAGCCATGAGTTACAGCGAAGAGCTAAAAGACTAGGTATAGTATCTAGTAGCATATACGTTCAATTTACAACGCTGGACATATTACTTTTACAGGAAGCAGGAAAGGAGAAATAAGTATGCCCAAGATTTTTACAGTGACACCAATTTTCTCATTTGAGGACGATGAGATTCCGTCAGAGTTCTCATTTGAAATTCCGATTGATGGAGATTACCAAATCTTTCAAGATGGTTCAGAGGTCTTTCTCTACTGTGAGGGAGATCCGACTAAGCCAGTCGAAAAGATTTTCGGCCAGCTTGTACTTGAGGGAGAGGAATTACCAGAGGGTTATGATGAACATATTGTACTAGGACCTTACGAGGGTGATGAGAAGCAACCTCCATTGTGGGCTGTTGCAGCTATCAAACTTCCAAAGCCCAAAACCAAGTCAGATACTAACGAATGGAAAGTTCGATTTTGAAATTTAGATTTTAGATTTTGAATTTTAGATTTTAGATTTTTGAATTTTTCAAAATTTCTTTAGTCTTTCGGATTTTTCGGAATTTTTTTATTTCACTCTCGAAAGGGTTTTTATATATTATGTCAAGTACTGATTACGGTGCTCCGCACCTAATGACTGGCTCTATTTACCACTATGCTACAGTTGGCCTTAGGACAATGAACGATTTTATTCGTCTTGGATTTGAGACTGTGCAAGTTCTAGAGGATCACTCACGAATTCCTGTTTTCTATGTTATGAAGTTGGTGAACAACTTTACCACAGCTTCTTATGACAGATTTGAATGTCGGGTTTGGGTAGATGCCAGACCCCAGACAGCTGGTGCTATTATTGATAACCCAATAATTATGTATGAGCTGGTACCAACATATTCCGGCGGAACTACTCACTGGGAACGTAGCTACTTAAGTCTAGTACTTGATAACTTCCTAGATAAAAAGTTGCCCGCCCAAACTACATACTACGTTCTTAAATACTATAAAGATAAGATAGATTACGGACATGACCAAGATAAATACCCGTGGCTTAAATCTTGGGATAATACACTAACTTATTATATAAGCCTACTCAAAGATAACTATGGAGATAAAATCCCATTGTTGTAGAACCAGAGCGGTGGAGCAGAAATGAAATTTGAAATTTAGATTTTAGATTTTCAGAAAAAGTTCCGCCGCTCTATTTTTATTTCTATCTACAAATATATAAACAAACAATATATAAAGGTAGGTAATCAACCCCAGTAACCTACCACCCTAACCTATACCCTAGAGTTTTCCACAGATTAATGCTGGAATGTGGAGAGAATGTGGATAAAAATAAGGGAGAGGATGTAACTCTCCCAATACACTTGTCCACATTTGTGCACTCAAAACCCTCAAAACAGGGCAAAACTCCCCAAAAACGCATTAAAGTGCCCGCTCAGGAACTCTCGAGGGGGCCATAATATACAAGTGCAGGGCTAAATCTATATATGTGTATATATGTATATATGTATTATGTTATATATGTATATATACCGAAAATGAGAGTAAGATGAGAGCGCCGCTATTTACTTGCATATCGCTTATATATATGGTAGAATACATATGTAATCAAGAAAGGAGGTGCTAAGTATTGAGTTATCTTAGCCCAGAGGGTGAACGCATGGTTATGGAATTGTTGGCTATCATGTTGTTCATTCCGGTTGTTCGTATCGTGGTGGGAGTTATCGGTATCTTGGGACTGTTCGACGCAATCGAGCGAGATAATCGCCGACGTTGACAAATGACTGAATGTGTGTTATACTGACTGAGTAATCTTAATTAAGGAGTATGTGAGCTATGACTATTCGTGAGCAAATTGAGCAAATCCGTGGTAAGTTTGTGGTTAAGGCTGTGTACAACATCATCCGTGGTGATTCGGAAATCACTTTGTGGGGCAACGGTTATGAGAACTATCCAGAGCCAATGTACTTTGACATCTCGCTTGATGGTGACGTGGTTGTTGATGGTGCTTTCATTGACCTTGCTGTTAAGCTGGCAGTAGATAAGGGGCACATCACAGAAGCCGAGGGCTCTGTTCTCGTGTACGCCTATCAGAACAACAAGTTAGAATGGTAGGCTAGCCCTACCCAAGCCCCTCCCCCACAAAGGGAGGGGTTTTTTGTTGGCCGGTGCAGCTTGACGTAAGAAATGGGGGACTCGAAGAGTCCCCTAATATTTGCACCAAAAAGAAGCACCCCTATTTCTAGGGATGCTTCGGGCCTACATACGGACTAGATAAAGATTACCGCCGGCATATTCTAGCTGCAACTTATACTTCTCTAACTGTGCATTGACATCCCAAAACATTTCGTGTACGACAAACGCTAGATTGTCTGTGAAGTTAGCTTCATTCTCGGGTAGTGGCCCGACAGGCGTAGCAAACTTAGACAAGAAACTGTAATTCTTCCATAGCCATTGCTCCCGTGGGAGGGAGTCCCCTACCACACAAAGGGTAGGGGTCCCACGATAGCTCAGCACCAAATCACTTAATGTACTGCTCATAATTCACCACAAAATCAGCGAGGTCCGAACAATGGAATGGGTCTTCTACGATACAGGTAGCGATAGTCACCCAAAATGATTGTGGGTCTGCTTTGAGCATTGATGTCAGAAGCTCTGTGTTACGCAAGTTGTTGCGGACAAAGGTCTTCTTTTGTTGCATCTGCCAATCTGACATAAGCACAATCTCAGTCTTGACCGGCTCATCCTCGATGTCATTGACCATCCCTTTGAGGGCGTTGAATTCGTCACGCACCTCGTCAAGCTGATTTGACCAATCGCTGACAGTACTCTCGATGTCACGGAGAGAATCACGCAATCCGTCAATCTCGTTTTCCAAACTGTCTACCACGCTTGAATCAATCTCGTCGTACACGTTGTTAAGTGTACGCTCGAACGCCTGCATCTCCTGAATAAACTGCTTGATGTCCATCTGTCTAACTCCTCTAATCGAATCTGTGTTAGTCATTTGCTAACATCTTTATTATACACTACTTTAGGCAAAAGTAAAATGAGAATTTGATGAGTGAGAATGGGGGACTCTTCGACTCCCCTATTTTCTAAGCCAAAGAGATGGCCCCCGATGCTAGCACCGAGGGCCACTGCTTACCATTCAGGTTGGAATGTATCAAACCATTTTCGAATTGCATCTAATTCATCATCATCCACGTTCGTGATATAGTTATCGGTATCAAACAACTCATCCAACGTAGCGTCTTGGTGTACCATCTTGTCTTTGTAGTACAGAGTGTACCATGATGGATTCTCGGCGTACTCCCAACCGTGAGCAGTCACCATAGTATCACCAAGTTGGATAATCAGACGGTCTGTGAAATTGCCCTGCAAAATCTTGATTAGAGCTTTGCGCTCTGTCTTTGTCATTGCTGACACGTTAATCGGTACATTCATCTACATCACCTTTCTTCACTAGAATAATATCACCATCGAACACATCTACATTATAACACACGCCAGAGATTAATTCAACCTCTGCTACCACTTCATAGTACTTTTGGTGTGCAGCTTTCATAAACCAGTTAGGCTCGCACATGATATTAACAATAACATCGTCGGGCAAAATTTGAATCAACGCACACCAAGCCATGCTATACCAGTCAGTCTCCATAATAAAAGGGTCTTGGTCTTCCCCCTCATACCCTATGTAGCGAAGCACTACATAGGGATTTTCGAGATACCATCCGTCAATACGACCGTCTACTAGCTTCGCTACATATTCCGTGATTTTCATGCCTTAATTACTCCGCCACATGCACATACAAAGTTTGTGCCATTCCAGTTGTTAGTCCAATCACACGCCCCATCGTCATCACTCTCCCATGTGTTAGAACCATCATCACTGTACCAGTTAGTATGACAGCTATCACAGTATACACAAGCACGATTAATATCTAACAAGATGTTTTCGTACTCAGTCATAAAGAAGAATGGCTTAGAATAACCGCCCCGAATATCTGCACCATTGTGCGATTGAATAATAGTCATAGTCTCATAATCATCCCACTGTGGCAACTTGACTTCTACGCTATGCCAAATGAAGTCCTGTGACAGGGTATTATCTTCATTAGCAGTCAAGCCCGAGCAGTTGTGGATAATCACATCTTCATCATAGAGCTTCTTAAGAATCTCAGCATATGACAAGTCAGGATTCTCAGCGTCCACCTTATCGAAGTATTCTTGTGCTTCTTGACAGAAGTGTACACGCTCAATCAGGTAGTGAAACAAGTCTTGCGTATAACCATGTTCATCGATAACAGCTTCAGGACGTGCCATTAAATCAACGCCCTGCAAACGCTCCCATCCACGATTACCATAACCGCCACTATCTAACATATGCCGTCCAGTGTTCCACTTAAGCATTTCTTCGACAGCCTGTTTAGTAGTCATACGCTTACGCAAATCAATAGCGTTGTAGCTGACTTTCAAACTCTCGTTTTCGGTGTCAACATCGGTGATTTGATAAAGCTCGTACATGCCAGTCGTATCAGGGTACATAGCACCGACATTCTCACCATTGACGACAACATTCATCCCGCCCGCACCATTTGAGGTGAACACAAACTTAGTAATCATCACTAACTCCTACTAAAACTTAACCCATTTGTATTATAGCATACATTAGAAATGTCAACATTAGAATTAGATGAGAGAGAGAATGGGGGTATCGAAGAGTCCCCTATTAATTCTAACGTGGCTCTAATGTAATCTGGTGATTATCTGTGCTATACTAAACGTGTAGTCGAGATTTATAGGAGGTAGTTATGGAAGTGAATTTTGAATTTTCAATTTTGGATTTGCAGAAGTTTTGTATTCAGAGGGAGACTTGGATTTCAGACGCTAAGTATTCTATCAAAGTTTGTCCTTACTACAACGCTTCAGTTGTAGAGAAAGCTAACAAGGCGTTCTTTGTCCGTGAGTTGGAGTCATTTGCTAATGCGTTTGGTGACTTGGGTATTAAGTTTGTTATTACAGATGCTAATATGTACTGTGTAGAGTTTACGCCAAGAAACTTACAGGGTATCGCCTATGAATTCTTACACAACTTATCTAAGCGATTACGGTGGCGAAACGATAATCAGCGTGAATGGCTTGATGTTGACCTAGTGTACGAATTTGCAGAGCTTAGATTCATGTCTGTCTGGGAGTGTATTACAGAGGGACAGCGTAAGATTCTACTGCATAGATTACTCGGCGGTGTATATATGCCGCACTTATATGCAGGTGTAGAATCATTCGATGCACTTGAGTTAGAGAGCCATGCTGTTAAGGCGGTCAACACAACAGACTTAGTATCTAACATCTGTCGTACAGTTATCGCTAAGGGGATTGAGTTTGCTATTCATGACTTATTAGAGGAATACCGAAGTAAAGAGGAGGAATACTAGAGTGAAGTTTGAATTTAACATTTGGATTATCGGGCCCGATTATAAACGGTATTGGTACAGTCGTTGTAGCTCTTCTTACTATGCAGAACGTAGGGCGGAGATGTTCCGAAAAGAAACCCCGCCGGAGTTATACACATACGTACTTATTACCATGATTGAGAAGCAATACGCTACATGGGATGTCGGTAAGGAATATAATCCTAGTACGTTTAAAAAGGTAGGCTCAATCTACGTAAGCGAAGATTAGAATTTGAATTTTACAGAACGGCCCCAAGTCTGGGGCTTTTCTGTGCCTAAATTACGGATCTAAAAAATTCCAATGCTCCTTAAGTCCCTTAGTGTACAAGTGCAGCGAAGTTTGAGATTTGAATTTTAGATTTTGGATTTTGAATTTTGAATTTTTGAGAATTTTTCTTTTCTACTTTTGAATAATTTACTACTATCTATTGTAGTATAAAATAGAGTAGATCCGTAGTTTTAGGGGACTCTTCGAGCCCCCCAATTCCACTTGACAATAAAAATACCCCTAACTGGCGTTAGGGGTATCACGAGGATATACCGTCTAGTGATAGCTTAAACCTACCACACGAGAGCTAAACTTTGGCAAGCTTGAGGGCGAGCATAGCATACACTCATCACATTTAATTTTGCCTTTTGTCAGCTGATTTGGACACTTACCGATTTTAAGACCGCTAACGTCTGTATTATCGCCGATAACGAGGGCGGTCATCCATCCCATCTCTTGAGCTTGCAATACCTCTTCTTTTGTATCACATGAAGCCATAAACCATTGTTTAAGGGCTTGCAATTCAGGCAAGTGCCATCCGTGTGTATAACCTAACGATTTAATGCCTGCGTTATCTAATTGTTGACACGCCCAAACAATTGCGTCAATATACTCAACGTTAGGTAGATTGCCGTCAAAAACATCGCCGGACACATTCCACCGGATTGTATCAATACGTTTAGCTTGCGTGACACCTTTACCACGTTTAGCATTACGTAAATCAAGAAACTTCTTAACACTTACACGCACCTTAAGAGCATCGATAGATGTAAGACTCTTTTGATGATAGCGTGTGTTGCCTTTCAACGTGTAGCACGTTGTGACACGTCCGAAAGCATTACGCTTCTCAACGGCATACGCATCGGGCTCGGGATGAAACATACACGACGACGGACAAGAAACACCGGTCCGGCTATACGTGGCAATGACATTTTTACCACGGGACAATTTGTCATTTTTTGAAGCTACTACAAAACGCATCTCACACCTCACATATAATTAACTTACATTCATAGTATAACATGCTCACGACCGCCCTATATTAATAAGTGCTTAGAATTAAATGAGAGACAGATGAGAGTGGCCGTGGGCCAGCTGGCAGCTCGGGTAGGAAAATGGGGGTCTCGAAGAGTCCCCCAAAAATCGACAAAAATTTTAGGGGAGCCGCAGCTCCCCCAAAACTCCGTGGTGCTTACAGGTCTACATCACTAAAAAATGTCATATTCTTAGTAATGTGATTCTGATTTGCCCACTTGCCAAATGACTGATTCTCATCCATCCACACGTCAATAGCTTCCATGATGTATTCCAAACCGACATGCTTTGCGTACCATTTTTGCGTCGTCTTGAATCGCAAGAAAATGATACCCTTATGCAAGTCATACGCCAAACCGTCTACCATGCTCGAGCGGTCACCACCGACAATCAAAACGCTAATCATCACTACCTCCTATAACTAACTTACATACTTAGTATACCATGCGTATATGCTTAGAAACATTAGAGAAAGATGAGAGAAATTGGGGGGCTCGAAGAGTCCCCTAAAAATCGTACCCGACGTAGCCTAAGCTGCATCGGGTATTGATTTAAGCCTCAAAGACTACGTGGGCATCCACTTCTCGGCGAATTCGCCGGCTTGCTCTTGAGAGTCAAACCAATATTGAGATTCCACAATTTCCATATCCCTAGTAATATTAACTACCCATCCTTTGTTCGGTACTTCAAGCACAATTAGTACTATCCATTTTTTGCTAGGAGATTCCACCACAAACAATTCACGCCCTATACGAAATCTTGTACTCATTCTGTAACTCCTATGGCTGATATTGCGAATACTTGTGTTCACACACTTTGCAAATATGTTTAGTACCTCTGTGACCATCGAAGAAGCAGTAGTGATAAAAGTCATAAAACTTTAGTGGGAAGCCAAACGCACGCAAGTGACGTTGCTCAATCCCACATGTCTGACAATGTGTAGCGTAGTATCTTTCTAACCGACCATCATCACCGATACGAAGTTTAGCCTTCATAAAATCTCCTATCTAACTAACTTACATCTATAGTATAGCATACAAAAAGTGTGTGCTACATTAGAGAATAATGAGAGGATTTGGGGGACTCTTCGAGCCCCCCATTTTTGGCGATGAATTTAGGGGAGCCGCAGCTCCCCCAAATCCTGTGGAATTTACCGCCCGATTTGGCTATCCCAGTATCGGCGATACCCCTCTAACCAGTTGATGAGATAACCGGCGAGCATCACACGCATGATTGCGCCGTCACGATACGAGTGCCCCATCGTCATAAGGTCCAAAATCGTCTTAAACGGATTGATAACCTTGCGATTAATGGTCTGCTCCATGTCCTGTACCTGCTTCATGTTTGTCTCCTTATTACTGCTACTGCTTTCCTAACCATTTATAGTATAGCATGTCTACAAACAGAATAGTATGAGAGAATGATGAGAGAAAATGGGGGACTCTTCGAGCCCCCCAACTTTGCCGAAATTTTTAGGGGAGCCGTAGCTCCCCCAAAAACCGGCGTGGTCTAGAATCCTAAGCCACGCTCACGCAGACTAGTCCATTGACCATGCCCGATAATCAAGTGGTCTAGTAAATCGATGTCTAACAATTTACCGGCACTTGCAATATCTCGGGTAGTACTGACATCCTCAGCAGACGGCGTAATATCACCACTCGGATGATTATGTGCGATGATGATAGCACATGCGTTAACTTTGATAGCCTCACGGAATACTTCGCCGGTGCGTACTACGCTAGTGTTCAATGCACCTTTGTACAATTCTACCGTCGAGATGATGCGATTTTTCGTATTCAGACACAACACGATAAAATGCTCTTGCATCTTGTCTTGATAGTTAGCCATCAGGTACGTAGCTGCATCAGCAGGGGCACGGATTTGCGTGGGCAACGATACGGCACGACGCTTAGACAGCTCAAAAGCAGACTTGAGGCGTGTGATTTGCGTAGGCGTAAACCATTGTGACAATTCTGCTTCACTAGCCTCAGACAGGTACGCAAGTGGCTTTGTCACTTTGTCAGCACTCGCACCGGTGACGGCACAAATCAATTGCACGTCAGTCTTGAAACCGAAATCCATCTCACGCACCACATGTTTCTTGCTCATTGTCTTGACCTTTCGTTATTACTACTGCTTTCCTAACCATCTTTATTATAGCATACCACATACGCCGTAACGTTAGAGAATGATGAGAGAAAAATGAGAGAAGTTGGGGGGCTCGAAGAGTCCCCTATTTTTACTTGACAATAAAAATCCCCGCCGATTTTACTCTTTGGGGATTTCTACGCTATCGGTCGGGATGAAACATACACGAGGATGGGCAAGAAACATCGGTTTTGTTATACGTGGCTCGGTCAATCATGTAAGTATATTCTACTACATCTAGCAGCTCACCTGTCTCATCCATGATAATCCAAAATTGGAACATCGCACTACGCAGGCCACGCTTCTTAAGATACTTGATAGCATAGTTAGCACATAGCGAGCGATAATTATCCTCTGTACCATCCACAAAGTCAAGCGGTGAAACTTCCTTATAGTCATAAATCTTATCATCATACACGGCAGGTTTAATCGTCACTTTGGTCATGGTCTAGCTCCTCACTTACAAGTACGCCGATAACTTCCAACAATTGGTCAAGACGGTCTTTGATGCGTAATGCGTCTTTTGCATTAAAAGTACCATCGTCAACGGATGCGAGTAGATGATACTCATAATACTCAATCTCTGCCCCAAACTTGCGTGAATCTACGGACCGGTCAAAAGATGCCATGTAAAATCCTCTCTATCTAACTTACATCTATATTGTACACTAGATTCTAGCCGGTGTCAATATGAAAATTGAATTTTGAATTCTGAATTTTGAATTTTAATTTTCTATTAATCTAAAAATGGGGGGCTCTTCGACTCCCCCATTTCCACTTGACAATAAGAAACCGCCCCCGATTATGAGAGCGGTTCTTATCCTACTCTAATCTACCACCATGAATGATAGAGTACGTGATAGCCGTCTGCGATTGCTTCTCGTGCGTCTACTAAAAACTTCAAGTCAGACTCTCGGTCGTCGTCGCAAATATCAGTATGACTGCCAAAGAAAAATCCCTCGGTCGGTGTTAATTCATCGTTGGTAATTGCCTCTTCTAATCGGTCCAAATCATCGGCGGTCAATTCCACATACACACAATTAAACGCTGACTCGTCCTCGTTGCCGGTCTTTTCAGCATACAGGCGTTGCATCCATCCGTGCAAGTGATGATGTTTTCGCCAATACGCCAAATCGGTGTTAACGCCCGCTGCTGACAAATCCACGGCATCCAAATCGAAACCATCCTCGCCCAACAAACCATCACGAATCTCGGTCGGCACTGCCCATGCGTACATGTCTAATCCCATCTCAAACCTCCATCATGTAAGTAGCCACAACTTGACTACATTCTTATTATACAACACATTTATGAGAACCAGATTAGAGAAAATGGGGGTCTCTTCGAGTCCCCCAAAAACGACGTGGGGTTGGAGCTAGTCCTCCCCCACCACTTGCCACCATCCGATGTCGCTACCATCACCCTCAGTACACCCGAAGTAATAGCCATCTTCTGCAAGTGTTTCGAGATACTCAAACACAGTCATCCACATCTCAGTCAGCTCGTGCCACTCGTCAGCATGTGAAAGATACGCCGCCTTACGTAACACATCCTTAACTTCACTCAGCAGGTCAGCAACATCCTTAATAAAATCTAAGGAAATTACTAGCAAGTGCCGAGGGTTGAGCGTTCCGTGGGAAAATTGTTTGTTCGCATACTTCATAAGTGCTACCTCCGTATAACTTGACTACACTGTAATTATATCATAGCAAAAAGCTAATTAGATAAGAATCAGATGAGAGAAAATGGGGGTCTCGAAGAGTCCCCCAAATTTTGCATATTTTTTAGGGGAGCCGCAGCTCCCCCAAAAATCGTGGTCGTTTACATGTCTAATGTTTCTGCGTGACCCTCGCACAAGCTTTCACTAGTCAGACTATCACGGGCGTTGAACATGTACTGACATCCACACGTCAGGTATACCGTAGCATAACCGCCAAACATACGATTCTCAAAAAAGTGGTGAATAGCCATGATAGCCTCAGGCGTATTTGCCTCATAACGTCGCTCGCCATACGTCCCTAATTGATTAATGCCTACAATCGCATCTTTTGCCAAACTTACCAAATCCATCATACCAAACATGCTAACCTCCTATACTGTTATCTAACCATTTATAGTATACACGATAATTATGAGAGCCAGATGAGAAAAAAAATGGGGGACTCTTCGAGCCCCCCAAATTTGCAAATTTTTTAGGGGAGCCGCAGCTCCCCCAAAAGTCCGGCGGTTAGATTACCACGGCAAATCGCCATCACCATAGAGCAGGGCGTTCTCGAATTGCTCGACATAATCGACCTCTGACAAGTTGGTCTCAATCTCGTCCCATCCACGTTGCATGTCGGCAATATCTTGCTCGGTTGGTTGGTAGTCTGCGTAGAATTCCTCGACATCCTGTTGCGTGAATGATGCGTCATTCAGTAGCATTTGTGCAATTTTCATACCGTCCGCCTTTCTGTGTGGTCAATTTTGACCTATCTGTATTATAAACAATAATTATGAGAGCCAGATGAGAGAAAATGGGGGGCTCGAAGAGTCCCCTAAATTTTGAGTAATTTTTTAGGGGAGCTGCGACTCCCCTAAATTCCGCCGATATTTACTTAAATGGATTACCTATACCGTCTGAATAATCACGCCGTACTTGTTTTATGTAGTCTGCTAATTCCATTGTTTCCTCGCCGTCGCTGTAATCTAGCGTATATTCAACGTCTATCATGAATGTTACTGACAATGTAGGTAATTCTTGCGTGGACGGCGAGACGTGTGCCTTAACAATACGTATCATAGTCCAATCCCAACGATTCTCAGTACATGCGTGCCGTGCGTGTGTGCGTGCAATATCGTGTATTGTTTCGTCCGGCATTGTGTCATTGTGTGTGCTATACACAAGATTAAAAATGTCATGCTCATCCTGTACATAGATTAGTATCATCTTCATCGCCGTTCGCCTTTCCATATGGTCAATTTGACCTATTTGTATTATAGTACATAATTATGAGAGCAAGATTAGAAAATTGAATTTTAGATTTTGGATTTTAGGGGGCTCGAAGAGTCCCCCAATTTTTTCGTAATTTTTTAGGGGAGCCTTAGCTCCCCCAAAAATACCGCCGGTGATTATTTGACTATAGGATGTTTTTTCTTATAGTCTGCTAATTGCTTGCGTACCGCCTTACGGAATTTTTCCTCTTCTCTGATATATTCGCCGTATTGCCACTTTTGATGGATATGACGTGGCAATTCATTGCCGTAAAAATTCTCGTCAATTTGCGTAAATTGCCACATATCAATACCGTTTAATTCACACTCGAGACGGCTAAGCTGCTCAATAGTAAACGGCGTGCGTTTCCACACAAGAATAGGCACACTTTTTACACGCTCTGAAAAATCCTCATACGCCTCTACGCTACTGTCAACGTTAGCACGTTGCTCATTCAGAATCACGTAATAGTACTTTGGCTTGCGTATTCGCATCTGTTACCATCCTGTCTACTAAACTAACTTACATACTTATTATAACAAACATATCACACGTCTATGCACGAATTAGATTAGAGCTAGATGAGAGAAAATAGGGGACTCGAAGAGACCCCCAAATCTACTTGACAATAAAAGACCCCCGCTAGCTACTAGCGAGGGTCTAGGGACTATTTAGTATCGAGTACTACTACCAGTAGGATAGCTGCAACCATTAGGGGTAGGGTAATCACTAGATGAAGACCTCCAACTTTTCAGATAACTTTTGACGATAGAATGAAAACAACTTAACGCCGATAAGTACACCATTAGACGATATTGTAGCGTGTGCCTTACGGACGGGCTCGCCGAGATACAGCTCAGCATACTGAATATAATTCGGAATAGTCTCTGATATTATGTCACGCAAATCTGTCAACTTTTCCATCTCAGTCTCAATGTACGCATCACGGAATTCGATAACTACCTGATACATCTTATGCTCCTTATACTGATAAGTGCTAGGGTCAACTTGACCTATTTGTATTATATCATAGGGCGAAAGCCCCAACATTAGAGAACGATGAGGAAAAATAGGGGACTCGAAGAGTCCCCCAAAAATTTCACATCTTTTAGGGGAGCCGTAGCTCCCCCAAAAGTACCTAGATTACATTATGTCGTCGAGAGTTACCCACGGCAACGGGTCAAGACGGCGACGGACATACCGAACCATAGCAACGGCGGTGTCCATGTCCGCCCGAGAATAACCGGCATCGTTGGCGAAAATCAGATTGTGGGCATTGTCGAGCATCCGGTCGATTTCACCTAGCCGGTGGTCGGTCAGATTGTGTGCCTTGCCGGACAAGTGGCAACGGGTGTCCTCTAGGAACTGAGCGAATTTTTGGCGGTTCATGACATCCTCCACGGGTCAAGATTGACCCTACACAAGTATTGTACCATGAAAAACTTGCAGCCAACATTAGAGAAAGATGAGAAAAAATGGGGGACTCTTCGACTCCCCCAAAAACGACGACCACAAAAAATAGGGGAGCTGCGACTCCCCCATTTTCTTTGATACCTAGCCGATTAATTCTAGGTACGATTTTTCACCGTTCGGCAATTTTATCATCTTGCCAGGCACGCTAGCGATAGTGCCTTTTTCCAACGTCCACACACGCATTTCCACGTTGACGACGGATCCGCTAGGAATTTCTTGCCACGTCATAGTTTCACGAATTTTCATACCGGCGACGACCCAAGTCATACCGAGGCGTTCCTCTTGAAAGTCGAATACGAATGAGTAGCCCGAACCATCGTCGCTAGTGCGACAGTCGCCGTGAATTGTAACGTTGTACATCGTAGCCTCCGTATATCGTGTAATCATTTGATTACATAGTCATTATAACATGTGTATATAGCAGATGCAAGCATTTTAGATTAAAATTAGATTAATGAATTTTCAATTTTCGATTTTGTATTTTTGATTTTTGGGGGACTGCGGGACACCCCTAAATTTTTAGGGGACTCTTCGAGACCCCCAAATTTGATAGACATAAAAAATAGGGGAGTTGTAGCTCCCCTAAAAAACCGCCGGTGTACTACTTGTGATAGAGGTTAATCATCAATTTAGCAGTACGGTAAGCTTTCCAATAGTCCATACGCTTAACCAACAGCTCTTGCGTCTCACGAGGTCCGTAGATGGTGAATGACCATTCTTTGCTACCATACCGCCACATTGATACATGCACCCCATCTATGCGGATGCGCTTAACTTGTGCCGTCGCCATCGGTAACCTCCATATCTAAGCTAACTTACAATACTAAGTATACACTACATTCATACGCAATAGTATGAGTAAATGATGAGAGAATTATGAGTAATCTGTGCAGCTAAAATGGGGGACTGCCGGACACCCCTAAGTTTTTAGGGGACTCTTCGACTCCCCCAAAATTTTGTAGACATAAAAAATGGGGGAGCTGCGACTCCCCCATTCTTGCCGTGCTTAGTTGAATTCGAGCATCAAATCTTCTGCGTCGTCGTCGTTGGTCTTAGGGGCGTGTATCGTATCCCACTTGACCAAAGAATTGTCCGCCGCATAGATACCGGCAAAGTAGCCATCACCGGCGGTCATTTTGTTGAGCATTAACGGTAACACGTTGAAAATAACTTCCACTTCTGCTATCGTGTTCCATTGACCGAGCGTGTAGCCATCCACTTTGAGAGTATACATACCGTCTCCTTAGCTATCGTGTAATCATCTGATTACAATAGTATTATACACTATGTTCGCTGCGAATAGTAGTAATTTAGATTAGAGAAAGATGAGAGAAAATAGGGGAAGTGCAGCTCCCCCAAAAATTGCAAAAAATGGGGGAGTCGAAGAGTCCCCTAAAATGCTCTGAAGCTCCCTTAGTGTATAAGTGCTAGGGCGTTCACGTTATCCAACGCTAGGGGGGCTTGCGGGGGGTTGGGGTAGGAGGGAGGAATTGACATAAAAAATAGGGGACTCGAAGACTCCCCCAAAATTAAAAATAGGGGACTCCCGCAGTCCCCTAAAATTTAATAGACATAAAAAATAGGGGAGCTGGGACTCCCCCATTTTTAGAATTTGGGGGAGCTGCGACTCCCCCATTTTCTTACTCTTTTTCTAACTCAGGATGACTAATCGTTATTGACCGCTGCAAGTGACGATTGCGATACACATGCACAACGCACTGACACTCAGATGCAAGTGATTCCTCGTAGGCAATCTTGACAGCGTCTACCATGTGAGGATGTGCTATCGTCACACTCTCACGCACCCACACGACACCCTCGATGGCACTCACCACTACTACAGTATACTCACCCATGACATCCTCCGTCGCTGCGATGTAATCATTTGATTACAATACTAGTATACACTATAACCAGGTCACACGCAAGCAAATTAGATTAGAATTAGATGAGAGAATTATGAGAGAAAATGGGGGAGCTGGGTCTCCCCTAAAATTTTTAGGGGAGTGTGGGACACCCCCAAAATCTATCAAAAATAGGGGACTCCCACAGTCCCCCAAAAATTTATTGACATAAAAAATGGGGGAGCCGTAACTCCCCCATTCCGCTTGATTGTACTACTCGGCGTTGTCGTCGTCTAGCACGTCCTCAGCTGCGCCGCCGCACTCTGAGCAACAGACGAAAAATGGCGACCAGGACTCCTCGTGGACGTTGTCGCTCGAAACATCGCCGCCGCAAATATCGCACACCATAGCCGACCTCCGCTACTAGCATGTAATCATTTGATTACACTAGAATTGTACCATATGCAAGTATACAATACAAGCATTTTAGATTAGAATTTGATTAATGAATTCTGAATTTTCAATTTTAGATTTTTGATTTTTGGGGGACTGCCCGAGTCCCCCATTTTCTCTCATTTTTCTCTCATCTAACTCTCATCTAAATCCCTTGTATCGGCAGCCGACATAGTGTATACTGTAAGAGGATTAAGTTAACAGAAAGGCTACGGACATGTTGATGGCATCTTTGGGTGTGGCTACTATCGTAATCATGGGTATCGTCGTGTGGTCCTGGTCAATTGTCATCGAGTACGATGTGGATAGCCGTGTGCGTCATGGGTACTTGGCGTTTCTTTTGATGTGGGCGTTGTTTGTGTTCGTAGTAATCGGTACTATGTAACCGACACGGTTTTGGGGGAGCTACGGCTCCCCTAAAATCATAGCAAAAAATGGGGGACTGCGGGACACCCCTAAAACTAGAAAATAGGGGACTCTTCGAGTCCCCCAAAAATTGTAGACATAAAAAATGGGGGAGCCGTAGCTCCCCCATTTCTGTGGTCGTTTTAGTACGTCGGTGGTGTGAAGCAGAGTAATTTTACCATAGTCTCTTTTGTCCAAAATGGTTGCGTATCGTCTATGGTATCTATACCATAATTATGCACTTTGAGCAACGATACACGGCGACGATACAGGTCAAACTTGACGATACCGAGCTTCATTTCAGGACTATCTTTGCGTATACCGTGCAGTCCACGGACAACATGCAGATAGTCATCAAAATACATACCGCCGGTGCCATCCTCGTTGATAAACACGATGGCATAAATCGGCTTAACCGGTTTGCGTTGATGCTTCATGGCATCCCCCAGGGTGGCGGTGTAGCTCGTCCGCCGGTTTTGTCTACACTTATATAATACCATAAAAACACCGCTGCGAAAATGAGAGTTAGATGAGAAGATTATGAGAAAGAAAAAAATTTGGGGGACTGCTGGAGTCCCCCAAAAAATGCTCACGAGCTCCCTTAGTGTATAAGTGCGATGGGTTTGATGATGTCGCAGGAATAGGGGGCTTGGGGGAGACGGGGGCGGGACGGAGGGAGAAATTGACATAAAAAATAGGGGACTCGAAGACTCCCCCAAAATTAAAAATAGGGGACTCCCGCAGTCCCCCAAAAATTGTAGACATAAAAAATAGGGGAGCTGCGACTCCCCCATTTTTCGGGCTATTTTAGATTACCCGTATCTTTCGCACGTCCTCGTCGTAGCAGAGACCTTGAAAGAATTCTTCGACGTGGCTATACATCGCATGGGTATCGGTCTTGAGCGTATAGCACTCATCACGCCATGACGCTACTACGATAACAGTACCGAAAGTCAAGACCGGCAAGGTGTTGTACGCTTTCGTACCCTTGACCGCATCGATAACCGGCACGATGAGCTGACGATGCTCATACAGGACCTCGTCAATGGCGGTCAGAGTCAGGACCTTGCTGCTAGCCTCGTAAGCGGTCAGGACGGTCACGGTCACCAAGAGATTTGCGCTTGACATAAGAGTAGCCTCCGAAAATAGGGCATAGGCGAGCCCACGTATTAAATTAGCCTATGAGGGTATTCTAGCAGATGTCAGCTGCGAAAGCAATAGATTTAGATGAGAATTAGATGAGAGCCAGATGAGAGAAAATGGGGGACTGCGGGACACCCCTAAAATCTATCAAAAATGGGGGACTCTTCGAGCCCCCCAAAAATCCACACATTTTTAGGGGAGCTGTGGCTCCCCCAAATTTGAATTTTGAAATTTGAATTTTGAATTTTAGAAAATTATTTCATTGTATTGATTTGTAGCGTAAATTTTATTTTCGGCGAAAAATTTATTTACCGGTATTTCTTGCATCTGCCACGATTCTGCGTAGTATACCGTCCAATCGATAACCGACAAATCGTCCGGCATGGCGGTCATTGTGCCGGTGCGGTATTCCGAAAACTCATTTTCAGAAACACGGGCGACAATTTCGGCAAAGGTCCAATGCTTTACCGTGTACACGATGATACCGGCAATTTCGCCGGTAAAGACGGCGATTGTGTTTTCAGGCGTAATGATTGACATAATAAAATCTCCGCTATAGACGCAAGGCAAGAGTAGCCCCACAAAAGAATTTTAGCACAGATTGAAAATAATGTCAATAACGAATTTTTAGATTTTGACGGCAGCCAGGCCAGATGCTGATTTTTGGGGGACTGCCGGACACCCCTAAAATTGAAAAATAATAGGGGACTCTTCGACTCCCCCAAAAACTCATTTACATAAAAAATGGGGGAGCTGCGACTCCCCCAAATTTTGGGTTTTGATTTTAGATAATGTCAATTATGATTTTGCACATAATCGCCCACAACAAAATCGCCCACAACCATAGCGTAACCATTTTCTGACTTGCGCCGTACTCGTTAGCTATTATCAGAGTAGCTGCGCCCAAAAGAATCACAAACACCGTCATCACGCCCAAAATCAGCATAGTCATGGCAAAATCTCCGCAAAAGTCAAAAAGTCGAATTACTTTTTGATATTTTCATTTTAGCACACTTAAAACTAAAATGCAATAGCAATTTTGAGCAATTTTTGACGAGTTTTTGGGGGACTGCCGGACACCCCTGACTTTAAAAATGGGGGACTCGTAGAGTCCCCTAAAAATTTCAGATTTTATTTTCAAATTCTGAATTTTCCAAATGCTCTCTGGCCCTATCATAAAAAGTGTCAGGGGCTTAACCCTAATCGCGTGCGGTTGGGCTTGGGGGACGGCGGGGGTGGGCGGGTTGGCCACGTTGACATAAAAAATGGGGGACTCGCAGACTCCCCAAAAAATTATGTTAAGCTACGCTGCATCCCCGATCGTGCGTGTATTTTGAATTTTGAATTTTGAATTTTGCAATTTTCAATTTTCAATTTCGATACGGATGAGCAACAAAAAAAAATACCGCAGGCGACGCCTGCGGTATTTTGTGTGTGTGTGTTATCGTGAGAATTTCGCACTTATTATTGCCATTGCAATAACCTCGGTTGCCGTGAATTGCCGTCGTGTCAACCAGTAGCAGGCGTAGCGCAACCATTCCGTGTCAACGTCAACCATAGTGAATGTTATCGGGTTAAGAGTGCGCCCGTAGTTATTGTATACCGTTGCAATTAACATTTCGTTGATGCGTGAGTGCGTGTATTCGTCAACCCGTGAATATTTTGCATCGTAGTGCAGGTTAATACCCATTGTAATCATCCTCATACTAAAATCGATTAATCGTACCTATTGAATAACGCCTGACCTATCTATGCTATTACTTAACCTTGTATACCGTGAATTTTAGTGATTCGTACCATGCACGCACCACTTTTGGCATCCTATCGCCTCGGCGTGCGTTGCATTTACGACACTCCACATACACGTTGCCGTCATGTGTAGCTCCAAACATGATGCTCGGTACTGCATGCGATAGTGATAACGAAGGCGACGTACCTATAGTTCCGTCATCCTTAGTTATCTTAACGTTGCGTCCTACAGGTGCATTACATACAGGACATACCGTTGCATCCTCAGGCGTTATCCATTGCAAGTTCTCCCATCCGGCAGGTGCCTTCACAAGGCGTCCTGTCGGCGATAATAGCTCGCCTTTTACACTTGCAATGAGGACCTCTAGTCCTTTTGACGGGTTATCCCGTCCGGCATCCGGACCTGCAACGACGTATTTTAACCCGTCGTATGTCATGTCCTGCTCGTCGTTGAGGCGCATTATCGATTGCAATGCGATAAACTCGGCATCCATCTTAAGCGCCTCGTAATTGATACCATAGTCAAGTTTCAAGGTCATAACCTTGTATAGTACGTCCTTGCCTGACATGGTGCGTCGCATTGCGACGCCTGATACGCTACTTTTAGCCTTAGCCATAATCATCAATCCTATCATGTGCGATAGGTCAGGCGTTATTCACTTGTGAAGGTGCTATTGACACTTGCCATATGACGTATGGGTCAGGCGTGTGTTGTGTCAACGAGACGCATAGTAGCATGAATATTCATACCGTGTCAATAGCAAAATACAATCAATTTTGTATCAATTTTTAACGCACGATCGGGTATATACCATGCTAGCATACGCATACGTATAGACCGAGTGCGTAAATAATCGTCGCTAGCATAGCTAGGATTGCTCAGAATCGACGGCGCCATTTTTTCCGAGCGTCGTATAGGGTAGAAAAAATCAGGCACCTCAAATCGCCCAGACCGGTACACTGACCCTCACAAAATTTTAAAAGGTCCCTTTTGGTTTTAGGGTTCCCACTTGGTCTCCACTTGTTTCCACTTGTAAAAAAAAAAATTCCCCTAGATTTCTCTAGGGGAACGATTAGATTTTTCGCATATCTACCACGAAGACTTCGATGTTCTCGATAGACTTCCAGAACTTCTGGTCTACATGCTGGACATGCACCTGAATCAGGAACATCGTAGAGTCATTGATGGTAAATGCAGGACAGCCGGTGTGCGACTCAATCTCTCTGATTAACTTGTGTATCTTTGCGTACTCGGGCCATTCCTTAAGTTTAAGACGAACGGTCAGGAGGTTAAGCGGTGGAATCTCCTCGTCAAACTTGTTCACTAGTTTCATAGACAACCCCCTGAATGTAATAGCTGTAGATTTCGTAGATATAGGCTAGTGACAGGATAAGCGTGAACTCCGCCGGGAAGAAGTTAGTATTATCCAGTAACAACAGGATAGCGGCGGCTGACCATGTATACTTCCAGAAAATCATAGGAATTGCTAGAAGATAGATTGGGTTATTGTATAGGTCAGGAAGCCAGTCATAGATTAGGGCATAGTAAAAAGAGACCCCCGCAAGAACAATGGCTGAGAGTAGGACGATTGTACTAGGTAGTTCTTGTCCTCTAAGCTCACCCGGAAGCTGATAGGATAGGATTTGTTGTTTGTAATCCTCAAGTCTTGCTCTTGCGTGCCTGAACCATCTTCGTTCCATATTGATACGTTATCCTGCCTTTCTACACCAAGAAGCGGTGTGGAGTGTAATTTAAACTCAAGTAATAGACCATGTTTTCTTGCAACCTCGGCGTATCTGGATGCTAGGTCGCACCAACCGCCGCCGTAGATTCCGTAGACTGTTTCCAACTGGTATTTATCCGGATGGCCCACGGCTTCGTTAAAAGACCATGTTTCTCCGGGGTATATCGTAAACTCCTCTAGCACTGGGAGGATCTGCTGAATATTATGTTCTATAGCTGTACCAGACGGTAGCGGCGAGGAGATTATCTCCACTCTGTTTGGTATGAACATAAGACTGGCGAGTAGCCAATAGACAATCACAAATCTCCATTTAATTTTTCTCATTAATTTATATTTACAACACTGTGTGTTTTTACCTCCTGTATTTTTATGACCTCATAGCTTCTCAATCTGTGTAATTATAATTCCCTCATCTGGTGCATCTTGTTGGTAAGTGATTAAGTACTTACCGTCGCTGTCCTCGAATGTAACCGTGTACTCATTTGGGTATAGTTTGTAGAGTTCGTACCAGAAGTCTACACCGTCACCACCATTATGAAAAGCCTTGTGAGTGTGGACATAGGTAACGTCGGAGACTGTGCCGTACTCACGTAGTTCATCAAGACTGCCTACGTGCATAAGTAAGTGTATGTTCATGCTTCCTCCACATGAGTAACTTTAATTCTATTACCGGCGAACATCTTATAATAAATCAGCAGTTCCTTACCGTTTTGTCTTAGGTTAACTGTCCCATTACCTAAGAAGCGGTAGAGAAACCCGAAGATGGCATTATTAAGACCAACGTCCAGAATATTAACATCTGGTGCAGGTTCCTCATAACACTCTTTGTTATTGAAGATATAACCATACGAAGCTAACTGGTCTAGACTTACACACTTATAGATAGCAGGAATATCTAAGTCATAATACTTGTTAGTGTCCAAGACGTGCTGCAATCTCCTTTCGTTTCACCGTGTAGCAGTGAAACCCCTTGAAGCGTTCCAGACGCTCTCTGATTTTCCCTGTTAGGTAAGTAAATGCTTCATTCGTGTGCAGCTCACCTTTCCAGTTCCCATCTACTCGTTTCCCAATCATCTTCGGTACTAGGGTGTTATCTCCGTAGATGTCTAAGTAGATGTCGCTTGTATCTTCATAATGGATATGGAGTCGGCGTAACATGCGTAAGAGCATAGTAAACTCACCCTGATTACTATCGCCAATTCCGTCCATGTCAAATTTATGGTGGTATAAAATAGTCTTTGGGGAGACGTTATCAACATAGATAACATAGCTACCATGTTGCGTCCCCCCATCGAAATAACAAATTAACTTTGTCACTCAGACTTTCCGGTAATACCCTTGAGCAACTTCTTCTGATACCAGATTTGCTCCGTTGAAGCTACCACCTCAGCTTCGAGGAATACGCTTCCATCTTGATACTCCAGCGGACCTTTCCAAAGGCTAGTACCGCTTGAAAGAACCCCGATGAACTGGTCAAGTGCTGCATTTTCTGTAAACGCTTGCCCACGCTTGAAACCAATACCGTTTGTGTCCATATTAGCGAAGTTATCCCAATCTGGACCGTACCAAACAAAATCCGGCTTGTAGCTGTTGGTCTTATGTGCTTCGGCCAACTTCATGTACTCTGGGTACCAGTTGAAGTAGGGAACACCCAAACAAGCTTCCGGACCCTTTTCACAAGCTTCTGGATGGTCATAAGGGAGTGAGTACACGTCCTTACCATCAGCACGATGCTTGCCAACCTGAGTAGCGACATCTGGAGTGTCAATACCACCCATGATTACGTCATGATTGGTTGATACGAAGTCACCAATGATGTTAACTGGGTCAAGCGTTACTCCCGGAATGTTAAACCAGAAACCTACCCAGACCACGTTGAACTCAAGTGGAGTAGTTTCCCCACGAAGAGCAGTCCAACAGTAGTTCGCACCCAAGTAAGCGGAGTTAACCAACCGCCGGGTCTCGTCATTGATGAGTGGCCCGACATACCCAATCTTACCGGTCTTGGTTGTCAGTGCTGCTGCACAACCGGCAATCATCTTCCCATACTCCATCTTACCCATTACATTACCCAAGTTATCCGGTGCCTTACCTGTAATGCGGTCATCACCAGATGCGTGTACAAACTTAATCTCTGGGTGACTGAGTGCGGCATTACGAGTGCCGTCCTTGAAATCGTCTGAGTTGGTGATAATCATGGTAGCACCTTGACCAATCAACTCCTCAATTACCTGCTCGACTTTCACATTCGGACGGTCAGCTGGGTTTACCTTGTCTACGTAGACAAACTTGATACCAGCGTCCTTTTCCACACGCTTCATTGCGTCGTAGTGTGACTGGCTCCAACCGCCATCATTAATTGGACCGACCAGAACCATACCGATTGTGGTGTTACCGGTCTCAGCAGGAGCAACTGCACACGAGACCAAAACCAAAGCAACCAGCATCAACAAGACTTTTCGCAACATATACTCTCCTAAATTTAATGGCGTGGCTTAATGCGTAGTGGTGTGCCACTTTCACCGTTTCAGTAGCCAACTGAGGTTCGTCTAACTGCTCTTTCATACAGCCATGATAATAACCAGTATGGCTAGTACTTCGTTATCATGCACGCCCCAGCCTCACTAGGGCTACCAAGAAGAGTAGAAACTACGCTCAACCTATGCAAGTAGTATAGCACAAGTTTATTTACTTGTCAAATGGTAGTCAATTCGTTTGCGTGCGATTTCTGCGTACTCTTGGTTTTGCTCTATGCCGATAAAATTAAAGCCCTCTAATACTGCGGCAATACCCGTTGAACCAGAGCCTACAAACGGATCTAGTACAGTCCCTCCGGGTGGGGTAATCAATCTACATAAGTATGTCATCAACTTAACTGGTTTAACAGTCGGATGGTGGTTAGCTCGATGTATCGGCTTGATTTCTGAGCCGTCTCCACCAAGCCTCCCGCCAGTGACATTACCCTGCATAGCACCAGTTTGTCGTACCTCCATTCCGTCTAAACCAGCTTCACGCTCTTTCTTAGAAGTCTTAGCCACGTAGAAAAATCTGGAAGCCCCCATGTTATCACCGTCGTCGTAACTTTTAAATGCCCTACCACCGCCAAAGAAGCCCTCAGAACCAGACGATTCACTAAATCGCATACTCAGCTGACCCGTCTGTTTATCAAGTATAACTGCGGCATCCTCATCAAAAATTACGTTTGCGGGCCAACGACCGGAGCGCTCAGGCGTTATACCGGTAGTATTGCTAGTTTTATTTTTCAATCCACCCATCAGAGAATTTATACCGGATTTCTTCTCGGGCAATGACTCACTACCAACTCTACACTCATCCACGTTTATTCCACCAACTCCCCACTTAAGTACATTGTTGGCTACATTACCGTCTAACGGTTTTCTAGCTAAGATAATTGGTTCAACGGCTGGTTTAAGAGCAGTACCCCACCCAACCCATTTCTGAGCTTCCTCATTAACTAAGTCCCAATCAAATACCTCTGTAGTACCCCATCCCTCTTGGTGAGTTGGTGCGCTGCCCTGAGGCCCGGGTCTCCATTTTCCTTTATTAGGGCTTTCAGGAGCGTCCCCAGTGTGCTTGTCGATAGCTTTACCGACACTCATAGACTTAGGGAATCCAGAACCGTATATCCACATGAGCGTATCTCTAATCTCAAATCCAGCAATGCGAAGACTGATAGTCATTAAGTCAACAGTTCTTGACCCAGCAAAACAAAGAATATGCCCACCGGGTTTAAGTACTCTCAAAACTTCTTTCCAAACTGCCGGTGGTGGTACAAAAGAGTCCCAATCTTTATTCATAAATCCTCTACCCTTAGGAATAAACGAGTGATTACCACTAGCCCACTCCATCATAGTTGTAGTAATCTTCTCTGGCGATAAGTCACTAAGACCATAAGGCGGGTCGGTGACTACGCTGTCTAGAATATTGTCCGGAAAGTTCTTAAGCTCTTCCATACAATCATTATTCAAAATTGTGTTCATATTTTTCTCCAATAAAAAAGTGCACCCCCTCTCAGAGGGGGTGCTTTGTATTAACCTTGCGCTTCAGATACGTCAATCTTAACTGTAAGCTCCTCTGGTTGCTCGTCATCCAGAATGTTCCTTGCTAACTCCGGTGAGATAGCTTGTTCAATCGACTTGGCTACAATATCTTTGGTCTTATTAACCAAAACATCATCAGGGTACAAAAATGCGTGCAGGTTAAGTGCCCTAAAGAACGTAAAGTAAACCGTTTGTGAAATAGTAAACAGAGTTACAAAGTTTTCAATAGTATTAGCAGGTGTCAGTTTACCGTCAATAAGAGAGAGCATAGTAGCTGCAATAACACTCAACATAACCGCAAGACCGAACTTATAGTACCCGGGCCAACTAACTCTCTGCAACCACAAAACAACTACGGGAATGATGGTACCCGTAAGTAGTGTATACAACATCTCAACTGCCTTGATTTCTTCGTTCATTCAAAATCCTCTCTAAATGTGTGTTAACTTCTTGGAGGCGGTTTTCCAAATACTCGATTCTACTCGCCATCCGACTCCGCTCTTGCTCCAAGTCTGCAATCTTTTTCATCATCTCTTGCTGCTTCCTGTGCTCATCTACATTAGCGTGAGCTAGCTCTTGGTTTGTGTGGAGCAATTCTCGGTTCTCTTCCTCCAATGCACTTATTCTATCAGAATGTTGCTTAATTAGCAAGAGCAGGTCTTCTCTAAACTTAGCCTCAGCTGATGCCTTGTTGTTTTTAAACGCAACGAACGAGCCAATAATACCGGTAACTAATCCGGCTATGATTCCTATTACACTATTATTGTCCATCTGGTCTGACATCACTTCTCCACTTTAGTAATTAAGCTCTCTAAAATAAAAGCACCGTTATTCACTTTACGCCATCTGTTCGTACCAGAAACCGTTTGACCCTCTACTACATCGTCCACAAAACTAAACAAGGTACTGTTTTCTGGGATTGTCGAGACAATCTTAGACTGAGTAGTGGGTGCTTCACGTAAATTAGACCTAAAACTAGTTTTGTAGATACTGTTTGCTCTATTTAAATTAAGTTTCCAGTAAGCAAACTCAGCATCTGAAACACCAGACGGGTCAATTTTCCTACCTCTAGGTACTGCAATACCCCTATGAGTTACGACTTCAAGGGAAGAGTATAATCTAGCTAAATGTGTTATAGCTTCCCACATCTCACCAGTCCATACTCCCTCACCCGGTGTGTAGTGGACTTCAACACCGACCGAGTGTGCGTTCGAGTACTTAACATTAGACACATTACCAGCGTGCCACGCTGTATACCTAAATGGGTCTAACATCTGTACAATTACGCCTTGTTTACTTACTAAATAATGTGCACTGACATTCTGGGAATTAATTAAGAACCGAAGCTCATTCTCGAACTTAGTCCCTACTCTTCCGTTTGTTGTATGAATTACTAGACTGTTGTGTGGTAGATTCGGGCTCCTCAGGCTGTATCCCATCCCCGGCGGGAGGTGACTGTTCTTCTGGAGCTCTGGTTTGGTTAGTATCATCTTGCGGAACCTCTTGATATTCTGTCTCGATTTTTTCCTGCTCCTCCTCGTAGGTCGTACCATACAACTGAGCAATCGTGTCCTTGCTAATTGCCCCAATCTGCTGAGCTTGGATAGCAAGCTGGGTCAATGCAGTGATGTCTTGAAGTGCAATAGGACTAAAGAACGGCTTTGGGTACCAAGTGAACCCATTTCTTTCTGCTAACTCTTCGTAGGTTCTTTCTACCCAATTTACTATGGCCTCACGTAGGTCATTTAGGGTACTGATAGGTCCAAGAGAAGCCGTCTTGTTGTCTGTAGCGTTACTACGCATAGTTTCGCCTACTGCGAGGATTCTAGGAAATCCAAGAGCTAAGAAAATGTCAGCGTTGGGCTCAATGTACTTAGCTTCATTAAGTAGGGCATCCATAGGCGGAGTAACCCAACTAATATCTACTGTGTGATTAGTAAAAAGATTAAATACTCTATCACCAGTAACACTGGCAGTCGCAAGTACAGTTTCAGTTGACTTAATGTCGTCATCTGTAGCTGGAAAAGTATCGCTACCAATTTTTACGTGGCGGAGAAGCTCGCTAGCTCTGGCTGCAATACTTCTATCCATAAGCTTTAAGTAGTACTTGTGTTGAAGAGCGTACAGAGCGTTTTGTAAGAATGGTTTTGGATAATCGTCGTAAGAACGAAGCTTTCTGTAGATTGGGCGTGCATCTGGTAACGGAAAAATACGCTGACCACTGACAATCGCTTTTACATAATTAGGGTACTCACGTACCAATTCCTGATAACCGGCTTTATCACTAGAACCATCATCTCGCATACCTTTAGTAAGAATGAAGTTGACTTCAGCATCTGGGATTTTCATAAACACCGCACGCTCAGTTCCTAATGGTCTTCTACGAAGCTCAATGTACTCAGCGTTTCTTACCCAAAAGTTTGTGGGAAATTGCACACGCTTCCTACCCAAAGTAGGATCTACTTTGTTACCCATGATAGTCTCGTAGGTATACTCAGGAATAGCCATGCCGTGCAAAAAATAGTCAAGTGCCATTAACTTCAGGTATGGTTGCAGATATTCTGCTACAGCGTTGTAGTACTCTACAGCAACGTCTGGATTATCACGGTCTTTTCTATTTCTAAGTTTGGTGATTGCCATGTCTACCATACGGTCAATTACCGTACCCACGATTGTGTCATTATCGTAGTAAAATCTACAGAACTTGATAATGTCGTGGTACTTATACTTCTTCGAGTTATCGAACGGAAGCATAGTTGGGTCGTAGTAACCAGCTACGAACTGTCCGTTAACCATAAACGGGGATGGTTGGTAAGCGGCGGTGGACTTTGCTAAACTATTACTCATTTTACCTCGATGTTGTGTTGGAAACTGGTCTACCCAGACCAACGCTAGTTATTGTTTGTGTCTTACCTCGTAATGCGTAGATAAAACATAAGTACGACGCAAATATGTGGTCATCGTCCGATGCGCCGTTGCCCCTTTCTCCCATGACAAAGTAATGGTCATTACCAGTCATTCTTTTCTGTCGGGTTAATCGCTCTAGCTGAGAAATACCCTCAACGTCAATTTCTGAGAAAATCATGTCACCCTCTGTGACCATCCTTGCAAGCTCTTTCGAGCCCCAAGAACGAAAAACCTCAGTAAGTTCTGTATCATCGTCGGTTCTGCCGACTGGTACACGCTCATTAAAGAGAACAGTAATAATTCGTTCATTATATTTTCCTGAAGCATATTCTTCTCGTGAAGACAGTGATTGGTACATACCTGCACCACCACCACCAGCACCTACGTCGATTGCTATTCTACTTGGATTGTAATGCTTTGATAGATAGTGAATAATTCTCTCTTGTTCTGGATAGTCTATTTTAGTTAGTCTATACCGTACAAAAGTTCTGTATTTATTATCTTTCATCCCTATTACTTGGATGATAGTCGGGTCTGAAAACCCAGTGTCTATAGCAAAGAGTATCGCATCCTGACCCTTTAACTGGTGTAGTTTAAGTACGTCTTCAAATTTCTTACCCTTAAGTTTGTCGTTATTTGAAAATCTATACGCATAGAAGTCGAAAGCCTCAGTAACGATTGAATCTCTTGGAATAACTTGAAAACTAGCAGATCCGTGTCTACCTAAAACTAGTTGCTGGAAAATGTCCTCCTCAATACCACCGTACTTTCGCAGGGCATCGTTCCAATCATCTAGTGTAAAGTAAGGATTATTGGGTGATGGTATTCTGTATTTTTTGTACTTAGGTCTACGAATATCTAGGTCGTACAGAGCCGAATTTCTTAACCCATTAGGAACTCCGCAATATACTTCCTGAACTTTAGGCTCCCATGTGTTTAACGTTGGTTGTAACTGATTAAATGCGGTCATTGGGAACAATTGCATTTCATCACCAGCAATTTTAGGAATGTGTAAACCTACCAAGTTATTCGATTCTTTAGAGCCTGCAATACGGGCGTAAAATCTATGATTTCTACCGCCAAACTTAAAGTCAAGAGTTCCTTTAGACCTATTTACATTATTGCCTAGAAACTCACTAAGTAGGGGTGAGGTTGTAAACTTAAGAATTAACCTATCTAACAGCGGAGTCATTTGACTGGTATTTGGTGTAACAAGAACTTGCTCAGATGTCTTTGGGAATTCTACGTCGTTGTTTACAATTTGGTATGTTAATAAGTCTTCGATAATTACAGAATTATGAACAACTACGTGTTCTGAGATGTAGGTCTCATCTGTGTAAACCGACACAGCGTAGGTAACCGTCTCATAGTCCTTTTTAGTTTTACGTAATACTGGCTCCCATCGCAAGGGTTCCACTTCTTCCAAAGTGGTTGGTTGGAAATTAGTTTTAACACCGGGTAACTTAAAAATAGACCAGAATCTGTGAGCGTTTTCCTTATCGATAGTTTCTAGGATGTAGATGCGGTCGTCGATGGGGAAGCTAACTGTGTCCTTGAATCGCCGTTCTGTCTTAGTTATGACTGTGTTAACTCCAAAGTACATCAACAACTCCTGAAAGTCTTTAACGTACTCTTTGTTGAACACTTCTAAAGTAATCTTGTCTCTGGAGAGGGTAGCATACTGAGCAAACACCGCTTCGAGAAATACTTTAATGTTGTCTAACTTCTCCTTTTTCAGGAAAGTAAGTTTGGTAATTCTTCGCTTATCTACAGCATACATACCAATTTCGTGCCACAAGTTTCTTAGGTAGTGTCTGTTCTGACCAGTCTTTATTCTATCTAGGAAGTATGCACCGTCTTCTACACGTAAGTTACAGTAGGTTTCTTTTGCGATAAGTTCTAGCTCTTCTGCAATTTGGTTAAACTTAGGTTTAATACCCACATAACCTACAAGCTTTAAGCGATTTAGTGCTGAGTAACCTAAAAGTCTAAGTTCAAACCAAGAAAAGCTATCATTCACACAGTGCACTGACGGGAGAATATTTGTAACGGCAACTAACTCGCCTATTTTTATATCACCGGCTAGTTTAAATCCCTCTGTGGTTAGGATAGGGTGGTTTTCAGTACACTCGAGCTCAATGTTGTTAGGCATGTAGAGTTTTACTAGCTTTTTCCACTTATCTTTAGTAACTACAGCTCTTCTGGGTCTAAATTTACCATCAGTACCGTAGGCATAAGCCATAAACGCTCTACCTTTTAGTCTGACTAGCTGTCCTACAGTTTTGTAGCCCTCGGTTGTAAACACTCTAGAGCTTAGCGGCTGACATTTACCGATTGAACGTCCACCAGTAATTACAATATGTTTATTTTGGTCGGTCAGGATTTCTTTCTGGTACGGTCTGTGCTTAAACTCGTCCGACGGCCAGTTGTTTTTGTTCATGTCACCCTGATTGGTCGAGCGTAGAAACTCACTGAACCATATTGGATCCTCAATAACTTCGAGTAGGGCTATCTCAGCTTCTTCAATCTTTTTCTGTAGTGCCATCTTCGTCCTCTATAATAAATAACTCCTCTTCGCTGTCTAACTCTGGAGTATCTTTAGCCATATCCGGCTGCACTACCTCATAGAGATATTGCTTTCTCCAGCGGTAGTCTTTGATGTCGAAGAATACGCCCTCAGCCTCGGCTTTACGCCCCATTATAACACGCTGTCCGCACTGACTACACTGAGTCTCGAAATGAAACGCCGTGTGGTCCATAACTGGGGCAAATCTAGCCACAAGAACTTTACAGTCCGGGCAGTAGACTTTAATTAACCTTTTTTCGAGAAAGTTTTGAGCTACAACTTTAAGATTAGTAATGTACGATGCTATACTGTCACTGTTTTCTGACTTACGTGTCTTGCGGTCTAAAGCGAGAGCACGCTCAATCTGCAAGTTTCTTTCAATAATATCACGCATAGCGTTACTGATGTTTTTTATGTCATCGATATTGTCAACTGCGGATTCTTCTGTTAACTGAAGCAACTCCCCCTGAAGACGTTCCACAAGCACTTGGTTGTTAATCAACATTTCCAAATTAGCTCGGTCGTTAGGAGAATTTAACGTCTCTAAGTCGTATTTAAGGCTATATTCCTCTAATATTTCTTGAAACCTTGATTTCTTAGCCATAAGTACCCCTAAAATAAAAAATCGAGGTAGTTTTAGAGAAGTAAACCCACTTTTAGGTGGATGAAACTCCTGTAAAACTACCTCTCTACTAATATACCCTATTTTTGTGTCAGCGCACAGGGCATGCGCCACCGACACAATCTGGGTCAAACTCGTCTTCTTCAGTCTGCTTAGACTCACGCTGAACCAACTCAGCTACGATGTTTTCCCAAGTGATATGCTCGACTTGGTTACGTCGCTTTGCAAACTCTTCTGCATTAATCTCTTCGTAAGGAAGAAGAGGGTAAGCAGTGGTGTTCTTTGGCAGGAATGATACGCCGATATAATGGTCCCAATTCTCCAGAATCATTTCAATAATCTCATCAACCTCCTCAGGTGAGAAAGTGATTGTAATTGAAGTGTTATGGTCAGTCCAGTACTCCTGCAAAGTAAAATAGCGACTGAGTTGCTCAACGGCTGATTCTGAGTTAGCAGAACGCTTAGCACTGGTCTTAATTGGGAATTCAATTACCCAAGTCTGAGCACTATCCAACACTTTCATACGCTCGAAGTTTGACAATTTGACAAACTCTTCCGGACGCATGGTAGTAGCTTCTGGGTATACTGGATAGCCAACAGCCAACATAGTCTTTGCCAATGGGTCAAAAGACGAAATACGAACACGGCGGATGTAGTATGGTGCATATGAACTATGACCGCCTGATGATACAGTCGGGAGCTGAGAAATCGTACCCGACGGCTTTACGGTCGTGACCAACAACGGGGCTGGAATACGCATTTCTTTTGCGTAAATATTCGCCTCCTCGTTAGCCGTAATATTGAGAGTCCGCAAGAAGTCACCCAACAACAATGAATAGTACGAACCGTCCTCTGTAGTGATTGGTACAAAAGAGTTCGGGTCTGAACTATCGACACCTACAGCGTCCATAGCCTCGACAAAACCAGTCAACGAAACACCAGTCAAGCGGTCACGCTTCTGAACCACGTCCCAGTGAGCAAGTTCAAGCTCAACATTAGTCATACGGAGACCAACACGGGTAGCAAGCTTGATAGCATCTGCTAACTTGTTAAAGTCGATGTACGGACGTTTACTGGCGTCATAACCAACAAAACCGGCCACGTTAACCTCGGACAAGTTACAAACACCGTTGTCAGCAAGCAAGATTTCAGCACATGGGTTAGTGCCCGCATAGTTGGGCCGTCGTTTAGCTGCGGCAGTTGCGTTAATGAAGCCCGGCTCGCCGTTATTAAGGACACGCTTAAAAATATCCTCAAGCTGCGCTTTGGTCGGCTTCGAGGTAAAGTAGATTGAGTTATTACTCATACCACGGTAGTAGAAGTCAGCCTTAGCCGGATCCGACCACAAGTCCACCTTAGCATCCATAACTTCCTTGTCACCAATATCAAAAAGAGTAATCTCCGACGAACGGCGCACTCCACCTACGACAACACATGAACCGATGATGTTCATAATGTCCATAGCTTGAACTGTTGACAACTTGTTAGTACCACGACAAACAACCTTATGAATTTGCTTAAACATGTCACGCAAAGCAGTATGACCAGAGGCACGACCGCCGAAAGTCTTAAGAATCTCACCCTGCTGACGAACATTATCGTAGTTAATCATGATTGATTCAATCTGCTTATTACTAGTCAGAACGTCAAAGTAAATATTAAGTGCATCTACCCAACCCTCTTTTGAGTCGCCTACGATAATGTACACGCCACCACTGTCTTCATAAACAGTGGTATTATCCACACGGTTTTCCTGCATCTTAGGATGGTAAGGCTTGTGGGCTACAACTACGTTAGTTTTGATAGCCTTAAGCTGACTAACGTCGTTCTGAAGAACGCGGAAACCAACCCCAGTACCGAGCATCATAAGATAAAAGGCATCGACAAACGCACGGTACGAGTCCACTACCGTGAACGAACAGTTAAAGTTCGACAAAGGGAACTTACGTGCAGCTTCAGTACCGCCAATCCACATTGTACGACCGGCAGTGAACAAACGGAGATTAAACATCTCGTGAAACAACTTCTCAGCCTCATCCCGCAACTCAGCGGTGTCAGCTGGACCCTCGTACAAACTCATACTGTAGTTAACCACACGAGCACAGGTCTCTTTCCAGTGCTCACGGCGACCTTTGATGTGGTCAAATCGTGAATACGTGCGAAGATAAACAAACTGCCCCAACAGAGAGTTCCATTGGGGGTTATCAGGGTACTTATTCAAAAACTCAGGCTTAAGATACATTATTACCTCTTATATTATATTTTAGCGTAGAATGTTAAATCGGTGAGAACACGCTTCTTCTCCCGAAGTTTTAGAATGTCGGTGTACGCTATAGAAGCTAACGTGGTCACACGTAGTGCAAAGTCATGGTGACTTTCATTGTAGTCATTAACTACAATCTCGATGTAATCATACTCATCAGTACCCTGAGGAGCAACAATCAACTTAATACGAAAAGTCTTGTTGTCCTCGTTGTAAGACCACTCAGTTACGCTGAATTTGGCTCTAAAGCCGTAACCGGAGTCAGTCATCGATTGTCTCCACTACCCTTAATTACACCACGGGCTTTTCGACTGCTAAGCTTCTGATAATTCTCGTAGAAAATATCCGAAATAGTAATACCCAAATCGTCGGCTGTGGCTGTAACGTACCACAAAACATCACCCAACTCGGCTACAAGAGCCTTGAACGATTCCTGTGATAACTGCCCATTTTCGTCACGCATAATTTTCTTGAGCTTACCAGCAACTTCACCAGCCTCGTTAGCCAAACCAAGAATAGGATAAACTAACTGGTACTCAGGGTCATACGCCTTAGTCGAACGAACGAAAGCTTGATAACCCTCAAGAGTGTCCATGTTAATTTCCGCTACTTCACCAGTCTCTGGATTAATGTCCATTGTCATTTTCCCCACTTCCCCCTTAAAAGTAATAATGAAATTATAGCATAATTCGCCAAATCAAGCAAATTGTCCTCAATGCTCTCGTTCTTAGGACTTCTCTTACCGGTAAACGTCCCTGTAGCAATATCAAAACCATAAAGGTTCATAAGACGGGCTGTCTTATCCCAAATACGTACTACAGAACCAATATCACCAGTTCCCAGCATGTTCCACGGAGAGTAATCTTGATTCTTAACAATAAGAATGTGCCGCATAGTCTCAAGAATCTCCTCCAACTCCTTTGTCTGTTCAGGGTACTTAACGTACCCATTAGCCTTGTTGTCCATTCGATACTCCCATAATTTTATTACCTATCCATTCAATAACCGGAACTGAAACAGCATTACCTAATTGTTTATAACGCTGTGTGTCAGAATTACCGGCTGTCCAGTTGTCGGGAAATCCCTGCAACCTCTCACACTCGACTGGGGTTAGCCTACGTAAGCCAACTAGCGGAACATTGTTACCACCAGTGCCCATTTTAGCTGATAAAGTAGGAACTAACTCAGGGTCAGGACTTACTCTAGCCGGATCGTAACCATGAGAAGCTTCCCACAGTACATACTCTACATAGGTTTCTACTGAAGCGTCGTTTCTCCAGCCGTGCGTGCTAAGGCACTTCGCAATGGTTCTGGGATGTTCTTCCCCTTCTTCTTTGCTCGGTAGAGAATCCCGGCGCAGGCTTTCGGGCTCAAGAAGTAACGTGCATCCGCTTGGACTTCCAAAACTTGCGACAATGAAGACTCTCTTGCGTCTTTGGGCAAGTCCAAAACCTTGACTGTCAAGCACTCTCCAGCCCACGCCATACCCCCTGTCTGCCAACCAGCGAATGATGACGGTAAAGTCTTCTCCTTTGGCGGAATAGAGTAGACCCGGAACGTTTTCGATGATGACCCACTTAGGCTCAATTTCGTCGATAATTCGCTGATACTCAAACCAGAGGCCAGAGCGTTCTCCATCAAGCCCACGTCGTCTTCCAGCGACTGAGAGGTCTTGGCAAGGGAATCCTCCACAAACAAGGTCAACTGAGTGTCGTTCAAATTTAATCTCCTTAACGTCAGAATAAATGGGTACATTAGGAAACTGAGTCTTGAGTACTTTTTGACAATGTTTGTCAATTTCGCAAGTAGCTACAATTTCCATACCAGAGCGCATAAGTCCTAAATCAAAACCACCAATACCGCTAAATAAACTTAAAACTCTCATATAACTCCTTAATATAATTAATTATATCATAGTTATTATAAATAATCAAATATATTAATTATATGGTACTTGGGGCCTAGCCCCCCTTACCCCCCAAATATAACACATAATTTAGTTCTTGTCAAATTTGCTATTTTTAGCTCAATCTGCTAAAATATTACTGGGTATTAATATACCCATTAAGTTGTCAGGAGGAAGACATGAATAAATTGTGCGCTGTCTGTGATAATTACTCTAGCAGCAATTCTATATTTTGTAAAGATTGTGAAATTATCTATAATGGTGTAGAGAAAGAACCGTGGTTTGTAGAGTTAACTGCGCTTATGAAACAACAGCGTCAAATTGATTATAGGGAAAGATTTTCTATATACGACCAATCCGCTAACAGTAACTATTACAGAAATAGAAACAAAGGTAGACCTAAAGTATCGTTAGTTGTAATCGAGTTAATTAAAAACATAAAGAGAGACTTTCCCCAGATTTCAATCAGGGAAATAGAAGAAATGTGTAAAAAGAGCGACATAATTATATCTAGAGAAACCGTAAGAAGAATTCTGACACAAAAATAGTATATAATAATAGAGGACATATTTTATGTTAAGGAGGTCCTATGGGAATACCAGTCCCGAGTTCTACGCCGATTACAATAGCGGCAGTTGAATCTAATTCAGAATATTATCAAACCTTTACTTTTGCGGATAGTACTGGTGCTTTAATTGATTACGCAAACCCAATTCCAGTTAACGTATCGCTCTCTGGTTACTCTAGTATATCAGCATCGTATCAAGGAACTGTAGTTCCTATTGGCGGTGTTTACATAAATGATTTAACCGGCGGTGATTTTACCGAAATGGTTGATGGTGAAATGGGTACAATTAGACTAAACAACCGAAGAGCTATTATGGCTGCTTCTGACGGTCAAGTAACTGTACTCAACTCATCCCAAACTAGCAATTACCACGACGTAGTTGTTTCTTCTGGTTCGTTTAACGGTACTGTGGTTTCTGCATACTCGACGTTCTTTAACTACTCGTCAAATAATACAGCTAAGCAGGTGTACATACCACTATCTCGCTCTGGTTTTAGAAGAGTATCAGTGTTTTTCAAGCATACGTTAACCAACGACACTGATGCTACAGGTCATGCTTTACCTATTTCAATCTTCGGCGACTTTGGTCAGTTTGATGTTGATTTTGAGTTGTACTCAGGTACACTTAGTGGTATCGCCGGTCAAGACGCTACTAGAGCATTTGTTTGTTATAACCCGACTACTTCTGGTACTGCTTTTAGCTACATACCTGCACTAGATAGCCCACTCGCAGGTATTTTTATAGCTATTAGCCCGACCCAACCTGTAACCGGTTCTTTTGAAATATACGCTAGTAAGGGAGCTTAAATGAAATCAGGTCAATTTGTTGAATGGGACTCTTCAGGCGGTACTGCCAGAGGTAAGATTGTACGTATCGTTAGAAATGGTACAGTCCCCGGTATTGACGCTAAAGTCACCGGAACTCCAGATGAACCTGCTGCTCGTATTCAAGTATACAGAAAAGATTCAGATGGAAATTACGAAGCCACCGATGTTTTTGTAGGTCACAAGCTTACAGAACTTAGGGGTATTAAATCACTTGCTGAGGATGAAGAACTTAATGATAGACAACAGTTTCTTATTAGTTCCTATATTACCTCAGTCGAGTATATGGGTATGTTTGATAAAGGCGTAGGTGCTAACGGTGCACACTACATACCAGCAGAGAAAAATGTCTTTGCATCTGAGGGGATCGCCTGTAAAAATTGTGTTTTCTTCGCTGAAGATTCCGGCGCATGTGCTATTGTCAGTGGTGACATTGAAGAGGACGCTGCATGTAAGCTATGGATAATTGAGGAAGAGTATTTAGGACTCAACCAAATGGAAGAACCAGACGAAGAAGAAGAGGAAACCTACCTTGTCTAAGTATTCAAATATTAACTTCAGCCCTCCAGACGGCGTTAAAAGTGCTGCACGGAGAGGTCTTGAACTTCATGAGAAAGGTCTAAGCGGTAGCGGTCTAGAGCCAGCTACCGTTGCTTGGGCTAGAAAATATGTCAGCGGAGACAACGTTTCACCAGAACGTGCACGAATGGGTAACAGATTCTTCGGGCGCAATGCTCGTTTTGCAAATGCCCCTAAGGACTCACCTGCTTGGGTGAGTTGGTTACTCTGGGGTGGCGGTGCTGGTAAAGCATGGTTCTCTAGCTTAGTGAGGCAAATGGATAGCGCAGATAAAAAATCAACTTCAGCCACTCTCCCCGGAAAGTTAAAGTTAGCAGAGACTGACGTAAACAATCCGTTACTTAGAAAGATAGAACTTATCTTAACCGACTTTGAACCAAATGCAAACAATGAGGGTATTCCTTTAGAGGAAAAGCAGAACATTATCAAGACTGCGCTTAATATGCCTATTAAAATTGCAATGTCAGAGTCATCCTACGGTGGTCATGCTAATGCAGTACCTATCGGACCGATTACATCTGTTTACGAGGATGTTCATGAGGGACGAGACGTAATTAAAGCAGAGGCTATGATTTGGGGAGACGAATTTTCAGATGTATACAAACTCCTTAAGTCAGTCGCTGAGGAGCGTGAGTACATTGGCACTTCTTGGGAAGTTTATTACACACAAGCCGATGAGGTCGATGGAGTAAACTGGCTGAGGAATGTCACTTTTGCTGGTACTTGTATCGTAGATACACCAGCTTATGGAAACCGAACTAAATTACTAAAGGTTGCAGAAAAACAAAAAATGGAAGAATTACAAAAAGAAATTGAGATGCTTAAAGCATCCCTCACAGAAAAGGAGTCAGAACTTGATGCAGTACGGAAAGAAAATGAAACCTACAAAGAAGCCGAAGCAAAGCGGGTCGAAGCCGAAAAGCGGCAGAATGTAATCAACCGTCTTATTCAGGCTGGTTTTAATCAGTCAGAAGCCGAGGAAAAGGTAGAGTTTTACGCTAAGCTTGACGAAGAGTCACTTGAGTATGTTATCAAAGATTTTGCTTCAAAGAGAACTCAAGCCTCAAAGAATCAAGATGACCCTGTTATTCCAGAACCCAGAGTCCCACAAAGTAACGTAAGTGACGTGGCTAAATTAGTGGACGCAATTAAGAAAATCAAGAAGGGTTAATAACTATGCCGTTTGAATACAAAGAGGGTGGAAATAGAGTTCACAACTACTGTGTTTACCGAGAGGGAGATACGGAACCTATGCAGTGTTTCGAGACTCCTGAGGAGGCCCAAGCTTACTGGATGGGATTGACCATTGGAGAACAACTTTTTTCCGAAGCAACTGCTGAAGCTAAAGAACTCGCACAAAAAGTTAAACAACTTTTTAAGGAAAATCGCTCTAGGTGGCTGTAGTTGTAAACCCTCGCTACAGTATTCAAGCGGTTGCGGGTAAACATAATGTGGTTGAAGGTAGGGCAGTTATTTTTGAAGTAAACCAATTTGTAGATGATTTACCTAGTGTAGAATACCCTAGTAACAACAACACAAAAAAAGTTTGGGTAGCTTTACATCCACCAGATAACTTTCCCCTACCAACACCCAGAGATTTGTACACAGCTACATATAAAGCAATATATAATCTAGAAGATGCAGCTATTTATGATAATCCTATATTTTCTGAAGAGTATTGGTTAGTGAAACATTCAACAATGAAAGCTCCTACTATTAATAGATATGAAAAATTAGCTTTATACAAAGGTATCATAGGAATAACTGAAGAATGTTATCAACATACATCACAGATAATTCAGCACGGTACTAGCTTAGCTGTTTCAAACAATGGAAGATTTCTAAATGTAGACAAAAACCATCCCACTGCAGTAGCAGAGACGATTGATTACATTCACTCTACTGGGATGCTGTTTATAAATGTATTTTAAAAATTAGACGGAAGTCTAAAATCAAAGAGGTAAAAATAAAACATGGCTGTACTTGTTACTTCAATGCGCTCTCGTCAGGGCGTGGCGGCTACGACTATCGTCGAGGGTCGTGCTGTTGTTGTAGGTGCCTCGGGTGTTCGATACGACTTGCCCAATGTGACCTACGCCGCCGCTAACACCACTCAAGGTGTTTACGTGGCTTTCTTTCCACCCGACAATTTTCCAAGACCGACGATTGCCGATATGTACACTGCTCCATTCTTACAGCAGTACAACATTAATGATGCAAGCATCTACGGTAATCCAACGCTTACTCAGACTCAGTACCTTGTCCCACGCTCACAATGGAAAGAGCCATCTGCCTTTAGTGGTGAGTTAATTGGTCTTCACTGGGGTAAGATTGGTATTACGACTGGTTGTTTTGTAGATAGTGCTAACATTAAGATTCCCGGAAATAAGATTAAGGTTGCCGCCAGTGGTATGTTCGAGTACACCGCTTCAGCTAATGCTGTTGGTGAAATTGATAGATACGACGCTCTGACCGAAACCCTTTATATCATTCTTTACTAATTGGAGAAAATAGAAAAAATAATGGAAAATAAGCAAGAAATTATGCGTGCTTTGGCGGAGGCCGCTAAGACCGCAGGTCAGGGTCCTAATGGTAAGTCTGCCTTTGCCGAGATTATCATTCAGTTGGTTGAGCCAAACCATCTGACACTTGACCTCTTCTCAACTTTTATGCCTGTACGACAGGCTACTCTTGGTGACACTATCATCAAGCGTGTACGTCGTGGACGTTATGGCGTTCAAAGCATGGTTCCGGGCACTAACCACTTGGTTAGCCAACCAACCGACGTACAGGACTTCCACACGTACATGTTCGACCGGCTTATTACCGGTGCTCGTGAGTCAACGTGGAATCTACGTAACGGCGATTTGACCAGTGTGGAGCGTATGCGTCAGCAAATGCAGCTCGACTTGACCGACAACTTGGTCACTAAGGTCTTCAATCTCCTTTCGTCAGTTTGGAACAACACTGATACCCCATCGAACTACGTCGAGACTGCTTCGCTCACCTATACGACTTTGGACACGATGATTGAGAACGTTCTCGATTACGCTGGTCAGGTCAGAGCGATTATCGGTACCCGTAGAGCACTTATGCCAATTTACCAGTTCGCTGGTTGGCGTGAGTATCAATACATGGACAACACGATTAACAACTTGGCCTACCCAGTAACTCCTAAGTTGCTTGAGTACTTGAACACCAACAGAGTTTCAGCCTATAAGGGTATTACCCTTGTTGAGTTGCCACAGGTGTTCGCTAACCAACTTCCACAGATGAGACAGCGTTTGATTCCTGATGACAAGATTCTTGTTGTCGGTGCTAACGCTGGTGAGATTATGATGTATGGTGGTGTTGAGTATCAGGATTACACTGATATGACGATGCAACCGGCTGACTATGTTCTCAATGCTTGGATGCAGTACGGTATGGTTGTTGATGCTGCTGAGAACCTCGGCGTGATTAAGCTCACTGCCTAATAAACTATAGAAAGGATGGGGGAAGAAATTCCCCCTTAGAGGATTATGTCTAAACAAAACATTTACCACGAACTATCAGATAAAGTTTTCCGCAGATACGCTAAAGTACCTGTGCATATGGTATCAGGAAACAGAATTGATCCTTACGACCATAAAAATACAGTCAGCTGGATTTTAGCCACAGACCCTGATAATTACGACACGGTAAACAAAGAGCTGAAGTTCAACTATGAGGATGAGGTAATCGAGCTTTACTCGCAATACGAAGCCGACGCTTTTGTTCGTTTGAATAAACGTCTTATTGAAAGAGGTTTGCTCAAAGTTTACACTGGTGCAGGTGAGTCAGTTGATGAGACTAACACAATGAGTGATGACCAACTTGTACAAATCTTGTCAATCCGCAGTAATGATGACTTTGCATCTGAGGTTACTAAACTCTCAAGCTCATTCACTCTTGTGCGGTTGAAGCAACTTGCAGTTGATTTGAACAAGTCAGTTAAACGAGTACAGTTACTCGAAGACCGCATTAAACAATTAAATGACAATAGTTAATTTAAACGACGTACTACTTATACGTCAGAAAGCCGAAGAGTTTTTAAAAAGCCCCGCACAACTAAGAAGATTTTTAGGTACAACTACAGAAGATGGTGGTATAGTACAAAGCTACGCACCTCCTGAAAATATAATGTGCCGTATTATTAATCGTTCTGGAGACGTTACCTCCTCAGTAGCTGCTCAGTTTAGAGCACTACAACAATCGTCAACTAGACAACTTTATAGAATACAGATTCCTTACAGTTTAACTGTTACTATTAGAGATAGAATTATTTATAACGGAAAGCAATACGACATTAAGTATGTACCCATTAAGCACGAGATGATGGGGGCCCAAATTATTTTTGTGGAGGAACTTGATTAAATGGCTGTACGTTATATACCTCCCAAATTAGAAATAGCAATAACAAAGGGTACAATAAATCCTAAATTTTATATTGACCAATACTTTAAAGGCGTTGATAATATTGTAAAAAAATTCGGGTCTCGTGCAAGTAAAGCTATTATTACTATTGCCCCTTTTAACTATGGAGACCGTGGTCTTAATAGTCCTGCTGGGTATGATTATCGGGGAACGACTCTTAAACAATCCATAGAAAGTTATTATGATGAAGACGGTCTTGTAGTTAATGTAGAAAATGACTCACCTAAAGCAATTGTACAAGAATTTGGTTACAAAGAAGAAAACCCCCTATGGAAAGCCCCGTACAGACCAAATCCTAAAAGAAAAAAAGAATATGCAGGAAAACCGGGCTCACGAATAAAAGGAGTAGGTTACTTAAGAGTAGGTATTCTTCTTGCTGCTGATGCAATGCTTAGTGACAGGTTTAACCCAGATAAATCACCGCCTATCGGTAGAGTTAACGATTACCGTAAGGAAGTTACCGCTAGATTACAACAAGCAGTAGCTAAATTTACTTTAGCATACTCAAAAAACCAAAAAACGCTTGTTCCCTCGTATATGAGTAAGCAGGTAGTTTTCCCAAGCGAACCAGTAGTTAGTAAGTTTACTTCCAGAATAGGATCTTTCAGCACAGTAAAAATACCTATAAAAGCTGGAATAGACGATAGTCTTCTGTACAGTAGACGACCGTTAGGTGGACTGAGAATTAGGAGATAAGATGTACGACCCGCTACTTTACGCAAATATTTGGAAATTTATAGCCCGTTCCTTAAGCGGTATTATGCCTACATACAGCGGTCGTGTTTACTATCAAGTAGCTCCAGTTAACTCAGTATTTCCTGTTTTAGTGTACCAGCCAGTAGTTAACCAGTCTTATGCTAATCTTATGCTTAACGACAGCTATTGGGAGGGACTGATTACATTTCGTTCTATGGCTAATACGTTTAGTGAAGCTCAAGATAGACTAGCAGAAGTAATTACTGAAATTTCTACTACAAAAACCATTACGGTTAGTGGAGTGCACGTTCCCCACAGTGTCAGATACTGTGTTTACGAAGTTCCAAGTTTTCCTGTAGAGCGGTTGACGGATGGTTACATTTATACGGCCGCCGTTACTATGGAAACTTATATATTTCCAACTGATTATTAGGAGAAAAAACAGACATGACCATTATCAAAGGTCTTGATGGTTGGCTGAAGATTAAGGCTTCTGGCAGCAACGAGTACGTTAATGCTAGATTCATCTCTCAGTGGCAAGCAACTTTGAATACGTCGCAGGTGGATCAAGGTCCATTTCTTAACGACGACGGAAAGATTTACACGTTTACCACCACAAAGAGAATCACGGGTAGCTTCGATGTTACTCTGCCAATCAACCGAACCGATGTACATACATCGTTGATTAACGCCGCAAATAGCGGTATCGAGGTAGGCCTTAGATTGATTTCTAAAGGCGGTTACACTTGGGAAGTTCCATCAGGAATTATTACTGGCTATAACGTTACGAATAGTGCAGGGGACGCTGTTACAATGTCATTCGACTTTACGGATAACGGCGGATTTAATTTGTATGCTAGCACAACGACCACTTCGAGTGGCGAAGCGTAAATTAAACCAACATCCCCCATGCAAAGCGTGGGGGGTGTTTTTATTTAAAGGAGAAACACATGCTTGATTTTATGACGGGAAGTGGGGATTACTACGAGGACGTAGATGATTTCCTTAAAGAAGACCAAACCATTGAAATTGATGTTCAGTTACAGGGTATGACAAAGAGGCTTAGAATCAGAGCACTATCTTTCGCCCAAATGGAGAAGATTAATAAACTCTCTCAAAAGGACGGGACAGTAGATAACTCAGAGTTTGTATTGAATACACTAATTGAGGGCGTGGTTCGTCCTAAGCTTAACCCGGTGCAAGCCCGTAAGCTTTTAGATGGACACGGAGAAACGGTGAAAGAACTTGCAGAACACATTTGGAAGCTTGGACGAATTAACAAGAGAACTTTCGATGACTACATCAAGACACTACAGGAACTTAGAGATTTACCAAAGCCTGAGTAATTATGTAGGAATACACCATACCATAGAAATAGCCAACTTGGTATTAGATGAGGTTGCTTATTGGACATCTTATCTAGTACCAAGTGATAAAATAAATTTGTTACACGTAAAGTCAATGAGAAACGCTACATCTTTAGATTTTGACATTTTATTTAGAGTGCTTACAAAAGATAAGCTAGGCGAAATCTCAAGACGTAAGGAAGAAATAGCTAAAAAAGAAAAGGAAGAAATACAGGCAGAAGAAGCGATAGTCCGCTCTCTTTTATTGGAGCAATAACATGGCTGAACTAAACATTGGTATTAATTTAAGTACCAGTGGTATACCGCAAGCCCAATCACAGTTATCAAGAATATTTAATGAGATTGAGCGTCAAGGCGAAGTAATCCGAAACGCTAATAATAGGAGTTTACAAACACCGCCTACTGCTGTAAGACAGGCACGAAACCCGTCCAGTAGATTACCAGTAGAGACCGACCGTGAACTTCAAAGTTTTATCAATCAACAATCAAGAGGGTTACTCGGTCAGTTTTACAAACAATTTAACGGTGAGGAATTACTTCGTAAATTAGAAGCCGGTGCTAGTAGTGTAACTGCACAAGGGGCTAGGCCACTAACTGACTTAATTAGATTTTACTCTAAGGTAAAAAGCACTTTAGATGCTGACGACCCAGCTAATGCACCGACACTTGACTCGCTTACTACACAGATAAAAAGAGCTCAAGAACTTCGGGACAAAGTTAGAGCTAGCTTAGTTCCTGAGAGTGTTCTTAAAGAGAACAATGCGGCTTCAAAAGCTCAGAGACAAATTGAAGCATTTGGAGCAGAACTTCGCAGTCGTGGATTTTCTCCTGCTGGTAGCTACTTAGAAACTGTAACTCAGTTTATCAGGGGCGTTGGTCAAACTAACGTATCTTTACGGGAGAACTTAGACCTTTACGAACAGAGTTTGTTAGAGGAACGAATCACCCCTAGAGGATTTCAAACTGGTATAGCTCAGCTAGCTGGAGAAGCTACTAAAATTGTAAACACTGCTCAAAAGAACGCTGAGAATCTATTTAAAGTAGCCGTTAAAGAGAACGCTGGGGATTACGCACAAGCTTTTGAAAAGGTTTACTCTACTTTAATACCTCAAGGACTTTCACCTACATCGGGTATAGTTGACCAAACTGTAGCCGGTGCACTTAGACAACAGCTTTTGGCAGGTTTTGAGAAAGACACTGGTAAGTCATTAAAAATACGTAGGGGAGAATTCTCCGATGCTAAGAAAATGGCTGCTGGTGCTGGTGGAGCAGGTTTTTCTAGCACAGCTTTAATAACTGAACTTGACAGAGTAGACCAAGCGGTACAAGACCGTATATCAATGGTTACTCTTCAGTTACAGCAGTTGAGGGATTTTGCAATAGTATCGGGAGATAACGATTTATCTAGGTCAGTTCAATTATTGGAATCAGCAGTTAACCAAAGTATTGCTGATTTAAATAGACAACTTCAACTAGAGCGTACTCAGATTTTAGACAGAGCTCAGAAAGCCTCCGCAAAAGCAACCGGAGGTAAAAGTCCTCAAGACTTAGCGTTGGCTCAATTTAGGTCAACTGTTCGCTCTTTTGAATCCGACCTCGCTAGAGAAGTTGACATTCAAAAAGGTAGCCCCGGCGGTCAAAGCGATACTGTAGACAACTTTGTAAGACTAAGCAATGCAACAGACCGTGCAATTAGAAACTTGGTTGATGTTAAGTTTAGAGACGCTTTAGCTACTTTAAATACAGCCACACCAACTGGTCTTCCAAATACTTTATTTAGAGATTTACTAGATAGAACAGGGTTTTTTAATCAGGGAACTACTGGTGGTAGAATACAGGCACTTAGCACGTTTACCCAAGACAACTTACGTGCTCAAGTGAGAGCAGCCTCCCCAGGAATTAGTGACGAACAGTTAGAGGCAGTAACTAGTCAACTTTTTAGACAAATACAAGACCTTATACAATCGTATAGAGTTCTTGATAAAGCTGTAGAACAGCTAAACGTTCAAAGATTCGCAGAGCTAAGGTCTGCTGAAGAGTTAGCTATCTCTGAGGGTCGTCTACAGGATGCGATGGAACTCCGTGCTCGTCAACTGTTTGTTGCGGGTGTAGTACCTACTAACTTACAACCTACTATAGGACCTAACAACGTCCAAATGGCTATGGGTAACTTAACTGATGCCCAACTCAGAGCCGCTGGATTTGCTACCGGCGATGTTAGCAACAACCGTGAAGATGCGGCTCGACGAGATGCGAAAATTCGTAGAGCACGTCAAGCCGAAGAGGACGCTAGAAGAACTCCTTTTGAGCGTATTTCAGCCTTTGCTGGTAGAACTAGTGCTGTATTTGGTTTTCTTCAGTTAACAATTGGTCAGGTTGTAGTAAGCTTACGTCAGTTTATCGAACAAGCTAACGAGTTAGAAAGAACAGCCGCCACAATTAATGCGGTTGCAGGTGGGTTCGACAAGTTTTCACAGGTAGTTGATGTAGCGGTAACGCAACAACAAAAATTCGGTGGTAGCTTAAACGAACAACTTCAAGGTTTTACAAGCTTAGTACAGATTACTAGAAAGTATAATGTTGACTTAGAGCAACTCGATAATGTTGCTAGAAGACTTGCCATCATTGACCCTTTACAAGGATTCTCTGGTGCTGCTATTGCACTTAAAGAATTCTTTTCAGGTGACATTACATCTCTTTCTAGACGTTTTGAAATCGATAGAAAAACACTTAACAGTGTTAAAGATATTGCTGACGAAACTGAGAGATTGCAGAAGCTTGATGAGGTTCTTGCGGATTTAGGTATTTCAAATGCTGTTTTGGAAGCCAGAGCGCAATCGACTGCGGCTGAGTATGATAGACTTACAGGTAATATACAGAACGCCACTACGCTTGTAGGTACTGGTCTTCAGGACGCTTTCTTACCAACCACTAGGGCACTTAACGATTGGCTTAGCAATTACTCAGATGAACTTGCGGATGTACAACTCAGACGAGAAAGTACTAACGAGGCTTTAACTCAAATAGCCAGTCTTTCAGACGCTTTCAGAGAGTTGTCTGTACAGTTTGAACGTACTGAAGTAAGCCCTAATTACTTCGATGCAATTAACATGTCAATTACTGGTAGCGAATCAGCCCTTGACAGTCTAATTGAAAAATTAAACGAGTATATCGCACAGATTAACGAAGCGAGAATAGCCTCGGGTGAACTAGCTATACCGACCATTAGACAAGACGAGACAGATTTTGCGACACTGCTTAACCAAGCTGGTCAGTTTGGTGTAGATACGAACAGAATTCTAGAGAATAGAGTAAACCCAGAAAACTTACAAGGCGGGATTGACGACGTACTCAATACTGAAGAGATGATGCAGATTGCAGAGCTTGTCAATAATGTAGATGGGCGATTTAATCGTTTGTTTGACATGATTGAATATGCTGAAACTGGTCAATCTGGGTTGTTTGGTATTGAGGGACCTTTAGCCAGAGGCAACATTCAAGCGCAGATAATGGCTAGTAGGCAGCAAGCTCCTCAGGATATGGTAATGCTTGAGACCGAGTTGATGCCTCAAATACGTGATTTACTCGAAAGACCTATACAGGACTTAGCTAATATGGCTCCAGCTGATAGAGCTAGAGCAGAGATGACTTATCAATTAGACTTTGGTAATGCTGATGCAGCTATAGAAAGATACCTAACTAGGTCTGGGGCTAGAGAACGGTTAGACAGTACTGGTATGTTGACTGGAAATGCTACTCAAGATGCTCAACTCATGTTGCAGATGCAAAGAGCTGATATAGTTTTAGCAGATACAGCGGAAAAGCGTAGAGCTGAGTATGCAGATTACATACAAACTTTAATTGACTTACTAGGTATTCAAGAAGAACAACCGGCTGTTTACACACCACCAGTAAACCCTTATGTTCAAATATCTGAAGAACTTTCAAAGATTGTAAAGCTTACTAATGACCAAAGCTTTGGTGTAGACAGAGTAAACAAAGCTACTGAATTTTTAAATGAGCTTTCAAGACAACAATCCGATGTAGTAGCCGATGCCGTTATTAGACAGTACGAGCGCAACAAGGGTTTGGGCGATGCTAACATGCTTATGGTCAAGCAGAACGCTGAGCTTTTAAACGTCGTAGATACTACAGACGAAGCTAAGGCAGGTACATTAGCGCAGTTAGAAGCCCTTAGTCAAGCACAAAGACTCCAAGCTGAGTATGCGTTTGAAGCTGATAGGTCAGTTAGTGTATTGCAGGTTTTGAATTCAGAAGCTGGTAGATTTAATTTGTCTATGCAACAGATTGTAGAACTAGCTCTAGAGTTCAATAAGTCTATGAGTAACTTTAACTTAGGAACAATTCTACCGTTAACGTCACTGCAAGACCAGTTAAGTTTTAGAATGGAACAACTTACTCAAGGTACTAGAGCTAACTTCTCGTCTGGTCCAAGAAATCAAGACGAAGCTTTTAATATAGCCAGTCAAGTTATTGGACTTACCAAACAAATGATGGACAAGGAAGACAAAGAATCTGATGCTGACAAACTAGCTAAGCTTGAGAAAGAATACTTGGAAGACAGAGCAGATGCTGAAAAAGATTATCAAAAAGACATGAAAGAACTGGCTGAAGAATACTACGAAGATATGAAAAGGCTTTTACAAGAAAGCGAAATAAGTAAGCGTGGTAATAAAGCTGACTTTTACGAAAGTCTTTTTGGCATGGACTTGACCAACGAACAGAGAGCTACTTACATAGACCAGTTTAAGGGATATGAAGCGGAAGCTACTAAACTTAGAGGTGAGGGTAACTTCACAGCCGCCGAAGCAGTGCTTGAAACTGGTAGTCAACAAATACTCAATCAAGCTAAATACGATGCTGAAGTTATAGATAACAAAGAGAAAATAAAAGATGCTGATAAAGAGATTATTGATTTACAGAAAGATTTAAAAGATGCAAAAGAGAAAGACGACCGAGAAGAAATACAGAGAAAAATTGATAAAGCTAATCAAGATAAATTAGACGCTGAAAACAGAATTAAACAAATTGAGGGCTTGAGACAACTAAGAGCTGACGCTGACCGTGAGGAAGTTGAGCAAGCTAGGCTGAAAGAAGAGCAAATAACTACTGATTACAAAAAAGAAGTAGAGAAAAGAGAGCAAGATTTTAAAGACAAACTTGCGGATATGGAAAAGGCTTACAACAAATCAGTAGAAGAAAGGTCAAAAACTGACGACGCTGCGACTAAGCAAGAGTTAGCTAACAGAAACTTAGTAATTTCTTTGGAGATGTATCGTGTAAAAGTAAACCAACTGGCTAAGCTGTACACAATGGGCGCATCGGATCAAGCAATAGCAAACCAAAAGAAATTAATTGAGACCAGTGAGAGTGCGATTATGAACCAAGCAGGCCCAGAACTCAAACCAATCTTTAAAGGATTGTTTGACTCTCTTGATTCTCTTGATGCCAGTCCAGCTCAGGATTTAGACCCAGCGGTGGTACAGCAACTCAGGTCTCTGTCTGATAACACTGATGCTCTTTCGGACAATACTACTGCACTTACCGGTCTTGTAAACACTCTTGGTAGAGTTGTAATAGGTAATAGACTCAGAGTGACACTCACTCCTTAAGGAGAAATATGGCTACAATTTTTATAAGTGGGTACCTCACAGGAGGTACCCAATTCCAATATGAAATCAAACCTAATGATATACAGACCACTATTGTTAACATAGGTGACGACATAGTGGCATTAGACGGTACTACCCATAGATTCCATAGAAACTTTAAAAAGAAATTTAAACTAAAGTTTCAGAATGTATCAGAAACTACCGCCGTTAACTTACATACTGTGTTTACTACTCCGGATCAATTTGTCTTTCAAGACATAGATGGGACTAAGTACACAGTTTTAACAGAAAAAGACTCGTTTGATGAGACTGTAGCAGCTACTAAAATATCATTACGTGGCGTTAAAGTGTACGATGTCAACATAGGGTTAATCCAAGTATGATTTACAAAACAAATAGCTATATAAAGATTACTATAGGCGATGGCACTAGCTTTGTAATACCGCCTAGACTAATTCAGTCTATCGAGCCTACTCAATCCGTTCAGTTTCAAGAAAACACTGAGTTACTGACAGGAGTTGCTGACCCGCCTAATACAGTCATAAATATCATCAAACCTAAAGCTGGTCAAGATACAACCATAGCTAACTTTCTAGGTAGGTCATTTGACTGGAGATTAAACAAGGTAGAGATTTACTACAGCGTAAATAACGGCGTTAGTTACTTTAAATTGTTTGACGGATTAACTTTTGTACGCTCAGAGGACAAGACATCAGTAACCTTTACTTGTAGAGGTTACCTAGACTTACTTAATATCACCCTACTAGAAACACCATTATTTAGAAACAGAAAAGTTGCTACGTTCATACCGGGGGCTGGTGATAATGCGACTAAATATACTCTGTCATTAGCTCAAGACCCCACAAGAGCCGAGGGAGCTAATGTCGGAGTAATCAATGCTATACTTTGGTTAATGGGTGGTAGGCCACATAAGTACAGAACTATCTACTTACCATTTGAGGATGCTTTAGTTAATTACTTACCTAAATTTTATTATGACTGTCAATCTTCAATTATAAATCCTGAGTGGATTTGGTTTAACTACGAGAATTTATTCAATGACTTGTCGTTACTGTGTAAAGCATCTGGCGGTTTGCTTTTTCAAGACCAAGATGGTATGATTGTATATGAGAATGTTTTTAATATTAGAAAAACTTCTACAGGCGTAACTCTTACCGACTCTAACTACTCAGATATAGAATTAGGTGATTATAATACAGAACCTTATAAAGACTTAGTAGTCACATTTAATCCTAGATACTTGTCAGCTTCTCAAGAAGTTTTTAGTGGAGTTTTTGATGAGTACCTAAAGTTTGGCGAGTCACTTGAGCGCAGAGTTGAGTTTGAAAAACCTGTGTGGAAGTTGGTTAACAAGACTATATCAGGACAACTCACTGATACTATAGTTTCTTCAGTTAACAAAGTAGTAAAGGACAAGATAACTGCGGTTGACTTATTTGGTAGACAGAGAAACATCAATGCTAGAGTAGCCCCACACAATACTTTTTATATCCCTAAATATGTAGCTTCTGGTGCTTTAGGTAATTTTGTGCAAGTAAGAGACACAGGGGTTAGCTCAAGTCAGAGTACAACTCTACATGTAACTAATGATGTCATACCAGACCAATCTTCAGTATACATGGCTCAGGTTACTTTGTTCGGTAGGGCATTAGATGGTGGTCCACCAGAATCTTACATCAAGCAAATAAATCAATTCGCTACTATCAGTGGTTATCGTCAACTTAAGTTGGGGGATAATCCATACATACAGTCAAAGAGTCAGGCCCGTAGATTTGCTGATGTAGCTGCTAATCTTATGCAGAACACCCGGCAAAAAATATCAGTCAAGTCGGTACCTTATAGCGACAGTATAAATATAGGTGACGTAATTAATGTCAACAGCACAGCTTACGGTATTAATGATTCATTTAAAGTATACGGTTACATAATATCAAACAACATGCACACAATAGACTTAGAGTTAATATCAGTTTCTGGTTTATACACAGAATCTGATGTTTTTGAAGTAGGGACTACTTACAACACTAACGACCAGCGTGTACTATCTTTCTAGGAGGTTTTAATGAATGTAGACTTTCAAGCAGTACCAGAGTTCTTTTTTGGACAACCTATTGCAGCAGAAGATTTAAATAACTTTTACCACAATAACACTACTGCCAAGAACCTGTTGAATTCGCCGCAACCACTATTTATGGATAGCCACGCTTACGCACCTAAGGTGCTTCCACTAACTTGGAAAAGTCCTGACTATGACATATGGAAAGGTAGTTTTATGTACCGAGAGGGTATGAAGAACGCCTACTTGGGCTTTCATATAAAACTAGATAGTGGGTTACATAATGTATTTAATGAGTATAACTACACACAATTTAACGATGTAAGTATAGCAGTTATTGTTAAGTACACATCTTTTGACTATAAAACACTTTACTCAAACTCATTGAGTAGATTTTGCGCCGCTACACCATTAAGTTCATTAGGTACTTCTACCATAGTCAAAAGCGGTATATCGTATGCGTTTAATATAAAAGACGGTCATGCAAACAATGACGAAAATAACAGAGAAACTATACTACAAACACAGGTAATCAAAAGAGACTCTAGAATGTCTACTCTAACAATGTCACTAGACAACATGGGTCTTCAGGATGGTGAGATTGTTGAGATTAAGTTAGTTCTTGTTACACACTCTAATCCTACCATAACTGCGTCTAGAGGTAATGGCTATGATAGCTTCTTTAACAAGTTCTTTTGGAAAGCTAAGTTTAGCGGATTTAATGTAGCTAACTCACACATTTTTTACTCAATGCTTTATGCAAAGGTTGACGGTGACTTATCTTACACTGCTAACTGGCCCGCAACCGCTTTTACCACTACAGGAAATAATGTACTAAGTCAGAATAACTTATCTATATTAACTCAAAAACAAAAATATGTTGTAGAGCGTCTCAGAAACAGACCTATGCCACTTACAGGATCTATAGTTTATCTAAGTGCTTGGGGTGGTACTGCCTCATCAAGACTACTAGAACAAGATATTGTTAAAGGTGAGTGGGACTATTTTATAGAAAACTATTGGTTGCCTACTGACAATAAAGGAACTTCATTACTAGACAAGGATAAGGACAGCATCGAAGACGTAGGTAAAATGTTAGATATGAACCGGTCATTTAATGCACAGACTAATCTAGCTACATTTGCTTGGAGTCCTTATTTTGATGTATACAATACACTTTATTTAAACTTTAGATTTTATGGTAACACAGAAGCTAGACAGTTTATTATGCTTGACCTACCAGACCAGCCAGTTTCTCAAACAAGCACAAGACGTTCTTACTTAAACTGGCCGAACCCAAACGGAAGATTATCTAGTCATATTGTAGGTCATTATCAAACTCAAAATATCTACGGTTCCATATTCGGTAAGCACGAGACAGTAACCACCTCGTTTAATTCAGCTAATATTAAGACTTACCTAAATAAGATGTATAGTGTTAGAATACCAACACCAACTACACCTGTGTTTAGTCCAGAGTTTCAACAAAACTCTTTGAATCACAATGCTACATACTCTAAGTTTTATTTAACTCAAGGTATGTGGGAAGACTCAGTTGGTATAGTTTTTGAAAAGACGGCAGAGTCGGGTGTAAATGAGAAATGGGGACTGCTTAAAGCTCAGGGTGACAATGAAACAATCCAATATGGTTTTGTTGGGGATGCTTCTTTAAATGATGCTATGGGTGATTATGTAAATAAAATCGTAGTTAGCTCTACCGAACAAGAAAAAGATATACAATACACTCAAGTTACTCAATACAATGATAGTAATTATAAATGGATATTTAAAAACAAGAGTAAAGGTTATTCTCAGATTTATGTAAATATATACGACCACTTCTCAAGAACCCTCCAGACTAAAGCAAACTATATTTCTTATTGCCAAGTATTGGGTATGACTGTCAGTAATCCAGACAACAGAATTTATGATGCGCCTACCAAATTAGAGCCAACAACACAAATGGCATATAGTGGTTTAGTTAATCACCTAAATGTTATAAACACAGAAATTACTAATGTTTACTCAGACATGTTTTTAGTAAATCCACACTTTAAGTTTTATGATATGTTTTGGGGCAGACCTATTTCAATTCTAAACAATGCGGGTACGTTTAAAGAGTACAACGAAAAGTTTTTCTTCTTCGCCAAACAGCGTATAGGTAATATACTGATAGCCAGAGGGAAGAACATTACTCTGTACTATGGTGAAATTGAGGAACTTAAAAGAGATACAGACCCCGAAGGTAGCTTAGTACCCGATGGTTCAGTTGATATAAAGATTGCTAAATCTCAGCAGATTGTTTCTGGGGATGCTGAGCAGACTGTAATATTTCACTTAGACAGTATAGATGACTTAGCCTATGGTCAGTATTACTATCTAAAGGGGGATTCTATAATCTATGCCTCAGAGTTTTATGAGGAGCCATCATGACAAATAAAAATAGTCCGCTTAGGATTATCGACCAAAAATCCACATCAACAACCCCACCACCAAATGCAGTACCAACTAGGTATAACCCATATACTGGTGGTGTTATTAGACAGTCAAGAGAAGCTGGTTACAAAATTTTTCTGCAATCATCTACGTCTTGGGTAAAAACTACATTTACTATATTTACAGAGAATAATAGAACTTTCGCCAGAAGAATTACATTCTCGGTAAGAATACCCAAGTTAACTGTCCGCATTATTAATGCTAATGTAGACATAAACAAATTAAGAGTATTCCTATCCTTTGACAAAGGTGTGTTTGATAATTACGATGATGATGAGTTTAAAGTACCCGGAGACCCAATTCCTAACATAACATCATTTGTTACCACATCAGTAACTCATGTAGGTCCTAGTAACAGAACAGTTGGTGTATACGACGCTACTAATAATATCAGGGCTTTATTCTTAAAGTACACTGTCTTAGAGATACTAAGAGCATCTGGGGTTGATATTGACTTAACTGAACTAAGAACTCTATCTGATGATGAGATAAAAGACTTGTTTTACGGATCAATGTACAGTCTTAGAGTATATGGTCAAGCCATGTATCAGGACTTAAGTCCAGATAACTCAAATACATCCTCAGAATTTTTGTTCAGAGTTCCAGTAAGTACTACGTATTATCTAACACCAGACCAATTACGGGGCGCAGATATATCTGATGTTGTAGTTAGCTATGAAAACAACAACATTGTACTAAGGTTTAGACAGATAGCATTAAAATCTCTAGATATAGAAATATATGACATCTCGACTACAAATACAACAACTGTGACTAACCGACTCTACTCCGCTAGACATAGCAGTGGTACTAATGATTTCAGTGACACTAAAGTAGTAGTATCTATACCTATTACAGCATTTTCTAATTTCAAGCAAAATTCTGTATTTTCTGGTTTTAGTTCTTCTACAACCCCACTGATTAACTTAAATAACTTGTATAATCTAAACTCTAGGTATCAGGTAAGGTTAACTAGAGTAGAGTCAAACGCAAATGTAGCGTATACAGGTAATGATATTACAACAAATTACAATGTACCAACTGACTATACTGTAGATTCTCCGGCGTTTAACGAATCTGTACGAATGTTTTACGATAGACACATCATAGATTTAAGTAATGGTAGTTGGAACTACTTACTCACAACTGCAAGTGCTACCCCATTTGCTGGTATACTTGTAGTTTACGAGATTTTAATTAATAATCAAACTAGATTCGTACCAAGATTTAGGAGTCCGGGTCAACTAGCTGCTTACACAGACTACATAGAGGACAGTAAAAGGTATATATCAGTTAATGATTTTTTCTTCGGAAGTGGGGAAAACACATCAAGGATAGATATAGCTGGTTTAGCTAATTTTAATCGAATAAGTAAAGTGCACTTTATACCTGTGTCTCGGTATGGTAGATTATCTCAAAATTCATTTGTGTACAATTACCCTACATTAGATTTACGCAGAAATCTAGAAAATACTGCACTACTTGGCGGTTACTATAATAAAATGTTTATAAGAGACTCTCAATCCTTAGTGCTACAGTCTCCTAACGCATTTAGACCATACTCACCACTAACTCAAGTTAGACTAGATGTAAAAATAGAAGTTTACTTAAGTCAAGGTAACTCGTGGACTTTACTCAGGATAAACTCGCTGAACAAAGTTTTTAAAATTAGAGTCGGAAGAAATCATGTGATTAGTAATTACTACGGTCTATTCGACAGCAAGGATCAGCCTATAAATGCTATAAATTCAGAGACTAGACCAGTACGGGGCTCTAGGTATAGATTCCAGCTAGTACCTGTGATCCCAGCAGCATACATAAAATATGTATCAAACTCAAGTTATGTTTATTTCGAGGAGTTTACGGCAACATGATAGAACCAAACTCGTTTGTACCTCAGGATAGTCCAAATCTTGAGTTTGTGTATAACAATGAATCTGAGTTAAAGTCATTTTACTGGCCGTTATTTTGGAGTGAGTATGAGATACCACAACAAGCTAACCAACTGTTTAATGATTATGATTCAGATTACATAACCTACAGCGGTGACTCTTGGAAGTCACTCATGGTTAGTAAGGAAAAAGATGGTAGGTACAAAAACTTTACTCTTAGGGCTTACTCAGGAGACTCATTCAATTTCTATCTCTCTGCTGGATCTCTAGTAGACGGAGTAGAGACTTATTACTCGGGTCCTGTAACCACATCTGGAAACTACTCAGTACTGACTTCATACTCAGGTCAATCTACTGCTGAAGCTAATGCTGTATCATTTACTGCGCCGGGTGATAACACTACAGTTTATACATTCCCTCAAGTTAATACAATCAATTTTGTCAAGCTGTATCATCAAGCAACTACTGTAAGTGGCGAGTATAGATTATATCAATTCCTACCACGCACACTGATTCAAGTAGATGATTTAGAGGCTGATGTAATCAGTGCAGTTACTGTAAGAGTACAAGACAGTATAGTTATTGGCCCTGACATGATTGGCGATAAAACACTTCTTGGTAGAAAGATTGTTGACGGTACTCTTAGTGGTATCTTGTTAACTGACGGTACTATTACAGGGTCTAAGATTCAAGCGAACACAATCAGTGGTGTACTTATTACTGCGGGTACTATCACTGGTGATAAAATTGCTGCGGCTACGATTAGCGGTGCTTTAATCACTGCCGGTGCTATCACCGCAGATAAACTTAATGTAACTAAATTGGAAGCCGTGAGTGCAAACACTGGTGACTTAAGTGTCAATGGTACGCTTACAGTTACTAGCGGTGTAATTACCGCAGGACTTACTAGAATAGATTCAAATGGTATAGATATTGACAGTACAGGTCTCGTAGGACTTAATGATTCACTTAGAATTATTGGAAGTGGTGCTACTGGTGGTATTACCGGTATGTCTTGGTATAACCGACACTACTCGTCAGTTGACCCAGTTGCGACTATGGGACTAGATTCAGTTAATGTTCTGAGCATATCCATGCCTAGAGTCGGAACCGGTAACGTAATTCAATTAGACTTTGAAAATACTAATGGTGGTCAGGTTAAAATTTTAGATGGTGGCCTTGATATAGTAAAAGGGGACTTATTTGTATACAACTCCACAGGGACTAGTATTGTAAGTCACATAAAAAATACAGGAGAGGGTAAGTTTACTTCAGTAATTAGTCCAGTATTCCTAACTCAAACCACTGGCTCAGCAGGGTCTCCAACGTATATAACTACAGACCCAGACAGTGGTATGTATGGGCCGGGTGACGGTATTATTGCCTTTTCTACAAACTCTACAGAAAGATTAAGAATAACTAGCACTCCACAAGTACTTATTCAAGGTGGTTCATCAGCCAGTCCTGCGTTGTCCTTTATAGATGACACAAACACAGGTTTGTTTAGAGAGTCTAGTGATGTAATAAGTCTAACAGCAGGCGGAGTTACAAGATTAAGTGCCTCTAGTACAGGAGTATCAGTCGATACATCCTTGAGTTCGTTTAGAAGTGGTGATAATACTTTTGCTAACGTTTTAGAGTTTTATAAATCTAGAGGCACACGAGAAACTCCCACCGCTGTAACTGCCGGAGACGCAGTTTCCCTCATTAGGGCATATGCGTACCAGTCTAATAATACTTATGATGAAATAACAAGAATAACCAGCGCGACTCTAACAAACACAGATGCAGGATTTTTGGCGTTTCACACAGCACCTACAGGCGGGGCTGTAACAGAGCGTATGAGAATTACAAGTGATGGTCAGATACTTATTCAAGATAATTCAGTATCTAATCCTGCACTATCATTTTTAAATGACCCAGATACTGGGTTTTATAGGGCTGAGGCTAATGCAGTTAGACTTTCTTGTGGTGGCGTTTGGTCTGCTTACTTTGATGCTACTAGAATTATGATTCCAGATGGTACAGTTAGTACGCCCGGACTATCATTCATTAATGACCAAGATACAGGATTTTACAAAGCAGAGGCAGATGCAATTAGAATATCAACAGGTAATAACTTTACCGGATTATTTTCTACAAATCAAATTCAAATGGCATCTGGTACAGAAGCATTACCCTCATATACATTTGTAAATGATAATGACACTGGTATGTATCGTAGTGCAGCTAACTCTGTAGCTTTAACTGCGGGTGGTAATCAGATTCTCACCGCAGCTTCGGCCGGTCAAGTATTAATTTCAACAGCTAACAGTAACGGTCAATTAACTATTGAAGTACCTAATGGTACTGCACGAACTGTAACTACTTGGAGACAGTTTAATGATGCGAGTGCATACATTAACTTTGTGTCTAATACAGTTACTGCGAGTACCCCAATACAAACCTCTGCACTGGGAGCATATGCAGGAAAGGTTAGAGTTCAAATAAACGGTACAGTGCGTTGGATTCCATTTTACCAATAAAGGAGAGACTATGGCTTTATCTAAAACAAAACCAACAAACTTCGGGGTTGATGTTACCTACCATAAACTGGGTACAATCAACATTTCATGGCACTTCAGAACTTGCTTTGTGGACATTTTTAGTTACTTAAATCAGGACACTAGAGAGCAAGAAAAGTCACCGCTCTCTACTATGTACTACGAATTCACAGAAGATAACTTCACATTCGCACTAACAGATAACATTAGCGAACAAATCTACAACAAATTAAAATTATTACCGGAGTGGCAAGATGCAACAGACTGCTAAATTGACAGTGGAACAAGCCCTGAATGTACTTCAACAAGTTACAGGGCAATTTAAAGGGACTCTTCAAGACCACCAACTTATTCTTCAAGCGTATCAAGTAATTACTGCTGCTATTAATGAACCTAAAATTAATATTCAAGCAGATGCAATAGAAGTAGCCCAGCCTAACATAACATTTGACAAGTAACTTAAATCTTGTTAAAATAGGAGAAGCATGATTACATCACCCACAAATATTGATTATATGATAGACCAAGTTCGTCTTAGGTTAGGTGACTTTGATGGTACTATCTACTCAGAAACTTTAGTACGAACCGCACTAATTTCTGGTATTAAGTACCTACAAAAAAGATGGCGAAGTAAGTATCAGGTGGTAACATCTGGTACTTACACAGGGGACAACAGTGCAGCACCCAGCGGATTTGCTCAAGCGTCCACAGTTGATGGTATCGCCTACATCCCATTTGGTCTATCAAATAACGATGTATACAGAAATCCTTTTGTCACATTTAATCAAGACCCGCCCCCTGTTATTGAGCAGAATGACGAAGACGCTATTGTACTAGCTACGGCTTACATTGTACACTTAGCTAAACTAACAAACAGTTCATCAGCATTTGTTTCTTGGTCAACTGAGGACATTAGATTTACAAACACAACCGCCGCAAATACTATGCGTGCAGTATTAGAGACATTACAAACAGAGTTGAATACTGTCTTTGCTACTAGAATAGCACAACCAGTAGTCAGTAGACAACCTGTGAATATTATTACCGGAACAAAGGTATATTAAAGGAGAGGGTATGAATGTGAGTAAACCAAAGATGATTTATGTTGGAGACTTCCCAGTCCCAACGGGGTTCGGCATTGTTTCTCGAAATTTGATTAAACATTTTAGAGAGCAGTATGACATGTACATTATCGGTATTAATCACTTTGGAGATTATGACCCGTTGTGTGAGGGGCTTAAGGTATTTCCGGCATCATCTGGTGACGGTGAAATTTATGGTATGGACAAGTTATACAGACTTCTTTGTCAGTTACAGCCCGAAGTATGTTTTATTCTCAACGACATCTGGATTGCTATGGAATATGCAAAAAAGATTGAAGAGTACAAAACCGACTTCCCAGAAGCTAACACTAAGTTTGTGCTTTATACCCCTATCGATGCAGAGAACATTAAGACTGACTTTGTTGAGCCAGTCCAGAAGTCGTTTGACGCTATTGTAACTTACACAGAATTTGGCCGTGAGCAATTGGTCAAGTCTGGTGCTGACTATGAAAAGTTGTGGGTAATTTATCATGGGGTTGACTTCAGTACATTCAAAAGACTTGACAAAGCAGAAGTCAAGAAGACTATGCGTATGCAACCAGATGACTTTGTCATCTTAAATGTATCAAGAAACCAACCACGTAAGCGTCTTGACCTATTCTTCTACATCTTCGCAGAGTTTGTTAAGCGGTACAACTTACCTAAGAGTGTTCGTGTCTACTATCACGGTGCTCTTAGAGACTATGGTATTGATATTATTCAGTGGTGTACTTATCTTGGTATCGCAGACCGACTTGCGATTAGTCGCCCGGATCTCACACCATCGAATGGACTTTCAGATGAACAAATGAATATGGTTTATAATAGTGCGGACATTTTCTTTACCACGACCGCAGCCGAGGGCTGGGGATTACCTATCGCAGAGGCGATGGCTGTGGGTGTGCCCTGTGTTCTTCCGGCTCACTCAGCACTCAATGAGTGGCCCAATGGTAATGCTGTTATGGTAGATTGTTACCCGTTCCCCAGTCTGACCGATAGGGGTTTGAATACAATTCATCACATCATCGATGTTGACAAGGCTGTAGAAGCGTTGTACACTTTATACAGTGACAAAAAGCTTCGAGAAGAGCTAGCAAATGCTTCTGAAAAACATATGGCAAACGTATGTTTTGATTGGGGTCACATTGCGGGTCAATTTAGTAATGTGATAGACTCAATTAAGGACTAATAATAATGGATAAATTTGCATCAGAGCTTGCAAGTAAGTACGCAAGACGGCTCTTGACAAAGCTCGAACAACTTGGTATACTTAATAGTGTTGTTAGGAAGTATGTTCTGGACGAGATGAATAATCTCGCCCGGGAACTTTCCTCAGACAATAAATCAAATCAAAGTAAGTAGAGGAGTAGTGAACAGTATGGGTTTCGGTAACATGTTGTCAAATGCTAAGTCTGTAGTGAGTGAGGGCAATCAGAATGGCCCACGTATGCCTAATGTGTTCTTGGATGTTAAGGAGGGCAGTCGTACATTTCGTTGTATTCCTGACCCAAACAACCCATCGGAGCCGATGCAGGGCGAGATTGTCTGGAGTGTCTGGATTCCGGTTATGAAAGACGGTGTTCGCACCGAGCGTCGTGTATTCATCAATGACTCAGTTCGTCCGTTGTTGGCTGAGTATGACCAAGCCCTTAAGTTGGGCGAGCGTGAGGCTCTCAGCCGTAAGGTCAAATTGCGCTTCTTCTTGAACGTGTTTGACCGCTCACGAGTAGTTAAGCTTCCAGAGGGTGATATTGTTTATGCAAATCACCTGAATGAGTACTGGAAGAAAGATGGTACTGGTATGAAGCGTATTACGGACATTCGTCCAGAAGCTAATAACAGCATCATGGTTCTTGAGGGTAGTGTAAGTGCCCGAGCTGACCGTCGTGGCGGTTTGTTGAATGACATTGATGACTTGTCGAAGACTGTGTGGAAAGAAGTTCCTTTGTTTGAAAAGGATGAGAATGGTAAGCCGACTTCTATCCCTGCAATCGACAGCAAGGGTATGCCAATCACTGAGTTGGTTCTTATGCCGATTACAGAGGTTGACATCGAGATGAAGACTAGTGGTACTGGCTTGGCTACCAAGCGTACAGTGAGTGCCGGTATCAATCGTGAGCCTCTGCCAAAGTGGGCTCTGGAGCTTCCTCTCTTTGACCTCAAGTCGTTTACACGCCCGTGGGATGTTGAAGCCATTCGTGCCCTGTTGGACGGAGTTGACTACGGCGAGATTATGAAGCAGTACAAGTACGAGTACGTACCAAAGCTTGTTTCAGCTGACATTTTCTAGGTTAGTTCTGGTTAGTAGGGGGCGTGAGAAATCACGCCCCAATCTTTTTATTTGAGGTGAAAGATGAGTAACTACAAAACAGACTGCCCTAACTGCGGCGGTAACGACTTTTACGTAACTCCGAGTAACGGAGTAGGGTATTGTTTTCACTGTGGGTATTACGAACGTGATTCAACAAGTGAGGCAAAGGTCTACAAACCAAAGTCAACTATCGAGTCTATTCGTAACTTCTACAAAATTGCGTCCAGATACTATCACAGTTGTATGTCTGGAAGCGCACTTACTTATCTAGAGAGCCGTGGTATCTCAGGTACTTTAGTTGAAAAATTTCAGCTAGGCTTTGTACCTGAGGATATGCCCCAACATTTTGACAAAGAGTTGGCTAGAGACTCTGGTCTGTATGTTAATGGTAAGTGTGTTTTAGCTAACCGAGTTTCTTTTCCGTATCTAGTAGGAACTGTGGTAACTGACATCCGTGGTCGCAGTTTAGAACCACACGCCGATATTCGCTATAAATCTCCCTTAGGTTCTTCTGAGCTTAGAGGGGCAGTGTTCCCATACAATTATGATGACCACAAAACTGACCACTTAGTTACAGAGGGTGAGATTAAGTCTATCATATCGAGTAACTTTGGCGTACCCACTGTAGGTCTTCCGGGTATTACGTCTTGGAGACCGATGACTTCTGGTACAGATGTTAAGCAAGTCATTGTGTTTGATTCTAATAAAGACAGGCACAAGCGAGAGTCAGTGTTCAGGGCTATTGACAAGCTAGCCACTAAGCTATATAATCCTTATGTAGCTGTATTACCACTTTTGGGTAGAAGTGAGATGGACTTAGACACTTTCGTTATGACCGTTAGTTCTACCCAGCACCACGATTTAATTAAGAACGCCCTACCATACAGCGAATGGGCTAAACTACAAAGGAGAAACAATGTATACTGACACAACGGCTGAGTGGCGACTTTTGTCAACCCTGATGGACAATCCTGAGATTATGCACTCGATTACCCGACAGATTTTCACAGAAGAGCGTCAGGATGTCTTTGATGCTATGAAAAACACTTACATCAAGTACGGCGAGCTTAGCTACGAGGGTGTTCGTGTGACTATGGACGGTAATGTCCCTCCACAGTTATCGAGTGGGGTGGTGGCTAATCAAAAAGCACTTGTAGATGAGCTTGTTTTAATTGCACGTCGCCGACAGCTCTACTTAGCTGCTAAAGAGTTAGAAGAGCAGAGTAAGAAGTTCACACCAGACGAGGCAGTTATCTCAAGCGTACTGGACTTTGACCCGATTGCCCCAGCGGCAGACAGCACTATCATTCCCGGGGCCCAGAAGATGCTCGGAGACTTGTTTCAAAAAACCGCCGGTAACTATAAGTTTACACACACTGGTATAAAGTTTCTTGACCAGATGTTAGGTGGTGAGTGGATGCCTAAGACCCTTTCAATCATCATGGCTAAGCCGGGCACAGGAAAAACTGCCCTAGTTGGTCAGTCTATGCTTGAAATGGCCTTGCAGTACAATATCCCATCGCTTATGTTTAGCCTAGAGATGGCTAAAGAGCAGTTGGTTATGCGCTGGGTATCGTACATGCTTGAGATTGATTCATCTCAACTTTTAGTTGGACGCATTACGGCTACTCAACGTAAGCAAGTAGAGGAAGCTGTTATGAAGTTACAGCAATTACCAATCTACGTAATCGATACACCTAGTATTCGCTTAGACCAAATCAAGAAAGAGATTAAGGACTTCGCAGGTAAGGGTGGTAAGGTAGTCTTCCTAGACTATATTCAGATTGTTAACCACGTAAGTACTGGACTTCGCAACTACGACTTAGGTGAGGTAGCTCAAGCACTTAAAGAGAGTGCTAAGGAGAACGGTATCGCAGTAGTGCTTCTCTCGCAAATGAACAAGGGCGGTGAGGGTATGGACGCTATCCGAGACTCAGGGGAGATTTCACAGATTGCGGACACTGTACTTGAGCTGTCACCAATCGACGACTTCGCTAATATGGACGGCTTACGGGCCATCAATCTTAAATTCCATAAGAACCGTAATGGTCGCTTGGGTACTTCCCCAGCAGTCTTTAACGGTGCTTACCAGAAGTTTACTGCATGAGAAACAGAATTACAGAACCCAAACCAATAACCAGCAAGGGGAACTTTAGACAAGTGGAAGAACGACGTAAGGAAATTAATCGGTTAAACCGACAACGGGCGAAAGCTATGGAAAAGCGAGTAGCCCGTTACTTGGACGGTACCCAAACTCCACAGTCTGGGGCAGGTTCGGCTAAGGGGGACATTCTAATCGATTTCACTAACCGGCCTGGTAAGTATATGATTGAATGTAAGCTTAGCGAAGCACGGCAAAAGGGTATACCAACGATGCGTATCTTTAAGGTCTGGATCTCTAAGATGATTAAAGATGCAAAGTCTATGAGAGCTTTGTTTCCTATCTTGGTTTATCACTACCATGACGTATCTGGAGACTATGTACTTGTGGCAGTCAATGACTTGAACAAGCTTGGTGTTTATCCAGAATCACTTAGCAATGCTGAGCCTCAGAAGTATGTACATAATACGGTGGCTAAGACAGTAGTAACAAATCTAAATAAGTCTAAGCTAGCAGAGAAACCGCCGTACTACACTTTACTTGAGATTAATGAAGTGGTATACTACCACATGAGCCTAGAATATTATAGGTCATTACTGAAAGGAATCTAGATGAACAAGCTGCAACTTAACGAGGCTATTTTCGACAGCATTAAGGGTAAGCAAGTCGCTATTGAGGTTGTACGTGGTGGGTTTACTTCTCACAAACTTGGGCCGATTGTGTTTATGGGTATGGCTAAGCAGAAGCTTACTGAAATGGTAAACGCACCAGAAAAGCGTACTAAGGACGGTAAGTCATACACTCCGGTGATGTTTACTTTACTGTTTGAGAATGATGCTAGACTCGTATTTGTAGAGGAAGATACAACAGTAGTTGTGAAGAGTGATGGTGTTCGTCTGATACTTGACAATATGTATGTAGATGTGGTAGAAT